ATGCCCCGAGAGCGCGCGTTCAGTGGGTCTTCAGCCCCTCCCCCTGGGGAGGTCAGTGACCTTTACCGGGCGGATGGCCGGTGGTTGCTCGGTGGTAGACGTTGCACAGCCCCTCGGGGTCTGTGACGTATTTGCCGAGGTGGAGGACGCAGCGGTCGAAGTCTCCTGGTGTGCCCCAGGCGATTTTGGCTGCGCCGGGTCCGCGGGTCCAGTAGGTCTTGAGGTGGTTGCCGTCGTTGGCGGGATTTTTGTCCACCATGTTGGCCTCCTGTTATCGGGTGCCTCGTGGTTTGGGTGGGCCGATCATGGGGTCTGCGATGAGCTCTTGGTCGATGCCGCGGAGTGCCACGTTCTGTACCTGTTCGGCTTTGAGAATCTGCGCTGAGGTCATGTGCAGTAGTTTGGCGATCTCGGTGTCGGGCCAGTCGTTGGTGAGCAACCTCCACACCGCGCAGGGTTCGACGGGTACCGGTTCAACGGCGGTCATCGTCGGTCTCGGTGTGTGGTGTGTCTGGGTGGTCGGGGTCCAACCTGCAGACGCGGGAGCAGTGGCGGTGTCGTATGAGGTTGCAGTGCAGGCAGCGGAACAGCACCGGCTGGCTCATGCGCACCACCGGTCGAAGGCACCCTCGAGGCGATTGAGTTCGTTGGTCACCCACAGCGGGAAGTACTTGTCGCCGAGCTCACGGAGGAGGTCGTCCTCTCGTCCATGCGCGTCCTCGTCGTCGTGGGCTACTGCGAGGATGGCGTCGACCTTGTGCCGCAGCTCGTCTCGTTCGCTCATCCGAGTAGTCCTGTTCCTTCGCAGCAGTGGCAGTGGCATTCAGCTCTGGCTGTCTGGTAGGCGAGATCGGCGGTGTGGCGGCGGATCTTGCGGCGGGTGAACACTTCGGCGGCGAGGGCGATCACCCACACGATGGCGGATGCCCCCCATGCGAGGAGGTTGCCTGCTGTGCGTACAGCTGCCATAGCTGCCACCGTTCTCGAAGCCCCCGACAGGCTGACGTTGATTGCGTGTTGGTTTCGGCTGAATGTCACTGGCGTTGTGAGCCGGCGCGGTCACGCTCCGCACCATCCCGGTAGCGGGAAGCCCTAGAAATGGCGAATCCCGAAGGTGCTTTGGGCACACTTCGGGAACGACACCACCGTACCACCCTCAACCCCAGGTCAAGAGCAACACGCTGTGTTCACACGTCATGCCCTTCCCGAGTTGATGATCAGGGTCGCTGTGATCATGACTGGGATGACGACGATGAGGATGCCGGCGATGTAGCCGAGTAGGGCTTTGTCGAGGTCACTCATGCGAGTTCCTTTCGTTCGCAGCCGATGACTTCGGCGAGGAAGGTGAGGTGGTCTCTGTCCCACCACGTTCCGCAGGCGACGCAGGTGCAGCCGTGGATGGTGAGTTGGAGTGCGGTCTGGCGTACCCAGTCGCCGCCTGTGTCTTGTCGGCGGACGGTTTGGGTGCCGCAGTTGGGGCATGGCGCGATCACGTCGAAGCGGCGCACCTCCTCCCCTTCGAGGAGGGTGAGTGCTTTCGCTACCCAGGTGGTGAGTTCCTTGCCCGCCTTGTGGAGCCATCCGGTGTCGTCTGGTCCGAAGTTGTGGCGGGATAGGTCGTCGAGGCGGGCTACGGTTCCGCCGTCTCCGTGGGGGGTCCATTTCTCCACGGCGCGGTCGACTTTGGTGAGCCAGTCGGCGCCGTCGACCCAGAGTGGTGGGCGTGAGGTGGAGGTGCCTTTACCGGATGGTCCGGACAAGCCTTCGAGTTCGTCGCGGATTTGGGTGTAGAGGCTGGGTTGCCAGGCTTTGGTGGTGCCGGCGCATTGGCAGTCGGTGTGGTGGTTAGTGCCTTCGCAGCGGTGTACTTCGGTCCATCTCATGCCGATCAGATCGTGGATGGCGTTGTCGAAGCGGAGGTGTGCGTCTTTGAACGGGATGTCGTCGGTCACTGCTGGGTCCACCCTTCGGCTCGGAGTTCACGTGCGTGTTGGAGCCACATCTCCTGGTCGTCGTCTTCGAGTCCGAGCCAGTCGTCGTTTCCCCAGATGTGGCGGCAGAGGTCGCGCGCTAGGCGGGTGGTGGCGTCGTCGGTCATGAGTCAGTCACCATCCTGTTCAGGATCGTTTGGAGCATCCCGATCGACTTCCACGTTGCTTGGCCTCCATCGCGGGGTAGCCAGGATGTGGCGCCTGCGGAGGTGCCGTCGGCCTGTGGTGCTTCGTATCCGACGATGAGACCCCATGAGACGGGGATGCAGCCGTCCGAACCTTCGGTGAGGGTGCTGTATTCGTGCACGAGGTCTTCGAGCTTCTGGTGCAGCGCCGCCCATTGTTCGTCTTCAGACATCGCCGTCTCCTGCCTGGAAGCTGTGCACCTCAATGGTCATCGCGCGCCCGTCTTTCAGATCGACGTACGCGACATCGATGTCGCTGAACTTCATGGCGTCTGCGACCTGCTGTAGGACTCGGAGTGTTCGACTGTCGACGGCGGTACCGATGCGGAGTTCGCGGTCGTTCAGGTCCAGGCGGGTGGGTTCACTCATCTGCGTGCCCCGTCCCACAGGATTGTTACGGGTAGTTCTAGGCCGTCGTTCCACCCAACCTCGGGTGCGTATGCCGGGCCTTCGCCTGTGCCGACCCATGAGCCTGTTCCGCGTTTCCAGGCGTGGCCATTCGCGTCGCGGAGGATGGTTCCGGGTGCGAGTTCTACGACTTGGGCGTGGGACTCGATGATCGCTGACTTGGTTTTCCGCCGGGTATCGATCCATTGCCCTGCCCATGTGAGTGCGGCTATGGCTCCCCATGCCGCGCACACGCAGAACACGCTCCATCCGATCGCGGCTGGGATAAGGGCCCACAGGCTGTTCATTGCTGTACCTCTGTCCAAAGTTCGCCACCAAACTGCCTTGTGCCTTCGCTGGTTTGCCAGGTGAAGGTGGCGTAGCGAATATCGTGACCGTCGATGGTGGGCGGCCACACAGGCTCCCAGTTGGATGTGTAGACGAGAACGCGACCCTTCCGGTGCCGGTGCCTGCCGCGGACTTTCATGTCCGGGTAGAAGGCTGGCCAGCGGGGTCTCTGTCCGGAGCTCATGCGGACTTCCCTGTGCCGTCCTGCAGCCCTTGCTTGCGAGCTTTGACACGATCGATGGCGCGATTGAGGCCATCCATGATCGGGTACAGCTCAGCGAGGGCGCGATTGAGGCCATCCATGATCGGGTACAGCTCAGCGAGGGCGCGATTCGCGATCATCAGCATCGCGAAGATCCCCGCTGTGCCAACACCGCTGATGGCTTCTACCCACTCGCCGCGCACCAAATCGATTGCGATGAAGAGGACCCACCCGCTCAGTGCCATGCAGAACACTCCGAACATGACGTCGCTTCCGAGTATTTGCCCGTAGCGGTGTAGTCGGGATGGTCCGTCTGTGGTCTTGTCGGTCATGGTGTCTCCTTGGTGGTGCAGGTGTAGCACTGTCGGTGGGTTTGGAAGACGGGGGTGTGGAAGCGTTCCCACCCAACATCCATGGGGGTCCGGCAGTCAGGGCAGCGGGTAGAAATCTGCCCTGCGTGGTTGGTGTCGGCGAGACGAAGGTTTCGGCGTTCCACATGGGCGGGATAGTTTCTGGCGTCCACATTCACCATCGACTGCGGAGGGTGGATCACGACGGGTCCTCCAGTGCGGTGAGGATGGCGTCGATCATGACGGTGCGGGGCAGCATGGCCCCATAGTCGACGGCCGCTGATTCCACGACCTCCTCCTCGGCGTCGAGGACTGTCCGCACCCGCTTCTCCCGGGCTTCGAGGTCCCGTACACGAGACACCAGAGCCGGGACGTCAGTACGAGCGTGAGCGATGAACTCGGCGTCAGAGAGCTTGATCCCGCCGAGGCTGCACCGGATGCTCAACGGGTAGATGAACCCGTCTCGGATCTCCCACGACTCCTCGGTTGCCGCGTCGGCTCGGGCTTCGATGGCGTCCAGATCAAGCTCAGACACGACGACCACCCGGCCGAAACACGAGGGTCCCGCTGTCGTGCATCTCGATGTATCCGTCCATGCCAACGAGCTCGGACCACACCCGGATGGGGAACTCAAGTCCACCCTCGATCTTGTCTAGCGCGTTCTGCGCCTCCTGGAGTCGATCTAGGGCGTCGGCGATGTGTCGTGCGTCGTCGGACGCGATGTTGAAGTCGCTCATTGGTTGGTCTCCTCAAGGCATTCGGGTCCACACGAGGTGGGTGGGGGTTGCAGGCGTTGGCAGACAAGGCACCAGGCGGGAGGGGTGAGGGTCAGAGCAAGCTGGTCGGTCACCACCAGTCCTCCCTGACCCCAGCCACACGCAGCGCCTCCACCGCACCGGCCCTCAACCCGTTCAGGTAGTCCCACATGTCATGGAAGCCGCGGGCGCTGGACGTGTGGCCGAGTTGCAGCCCGTAGATGCCGGGCACGTCCACGCCATTGCGGGACAGCCGAGCATGGTCGTTGAGTGTGATTCGTAGCGGCACACCAGCGTCAACAATCACGACGCCCGCTTTCCACCGCAGTTGGTCCAGCTCCGACCAGGCTGGGTCTAGGGGTGGTTCGATGTGGCTGCCGCTGTCGTCGCGGACTCGGGTCACGGTCATGGGTTCGTACGTGGTCACTGCGCCTCCTCGATGTGTAGTTCGAGCCACAACCGGCCGCGCTCACCCTTCACAGCTGGGTGGATGGTCGGCATGAGGTCGGTGACGTATCGCGGGTCGTCGTCGGCAACCAGCCCGTAGTCCCGTAATCCGTCAACCAATGCCTTTTGTGTGGCTGCGAGGTTGATCGGGTCGCGATGCCGGTTGTCTCGCGGCCGGTAGTGCAGGCTCACGACAACGTGTGCGCAGTTTCGGGGCAGGTTGGCATGGCGAGCTAGGGTCTTGCAGTCGCCACGCACAGAGGCGGTTTCAGCGGCCTTCTTGCGCCAGTGGCCGCGATCGTTCATCGACAGGGGTGGTTTCGTCCACGGCAGAGGAAGCTGATGTGTCGTCATCGCTCACCCCGGGTCGTCACGTCCTCGGCGGAGCTGTACCCCTTGACGCGGGGGTTGTTGGCGCCGAAGTTCACATGCCAGTGTTCGCCGTTGGACAGTTCGAGGGACATCCAGAATTGGGCGTCACCCATCTGCTCGAAGTGGATGCACTTGACGTTGTGGGTCACGATCTCGTCGAGGGTGTCGCCGTACCAGCGAAACTCGGTGCCGTCGCTGCGGGTGTCGATGTGCTTCTCGTCGCTCATGCTGATCTTCTTCCGTGAGAACACTTCTGGGCCGGTTCGACGGGCAACCCGTCATCTCCGAGAAGCCACCCCTCGCTGCACAGTGGGCAGTCACGCTCGATGGCCTTGGCGGATCGGTTCGCTTCCTGGATCTCGGCGCGCCGCCGTTCAGGTTCGCTTTCGAGCCACACTCGGTGGTCTCGGCAGTTGCGGCAGTTCGGGCCGCGGTCGTCTGCGGGTACCGATGCATGTGCCGGGCATCGGGGGTTGTGTGGGTCGAGGTTTCCGGGCGGGGCGGTGTTTGCGCCGTCGTCGCTACTTACGTAACCCTCCCCCCCATCTGAACCACTAGGGGAAGGGAAGGGATGGGAAGGGATGGGAGTCGCGAACACCCCGTCGCGAACTTCGCCCGAACGTTCGCCCGAACTGGGGGGTTTGTTCGCCTGAACATTGCCCTTGTGTTCGCCCGAACGAATCTTCTTCATACGGTCTCTAGCTGCGGCTCTCTCCGCTTCTACCTGTTCGCGTGAGCGTTGGTACCCGTCCCATTTGACGAACTGGTAACCGTTGCTAACTGTCGTCCAAAGCCCAACGGAAACGAGACGATTCGCGTTCGATCGGGTTCCCAATTGACGCGCAATGCGACTCGGAATGAACCCATCTGTGAGGTTGTGCATCGCCCAGGAGCCGGCGCGTGCCCACAACCCGACCGCGGCATTTCCTGCCTCGACGATCTTCTCATCGAACGCAGCGGTCTCCGCCACTCGGAAGTCAGGCACTGTCGACCTCCGTCAGCTCGCGATGGCACCAGCCCATGTAGGGGACTCGGACGAGTGCGTAGGAGGCCTCGGGCTCACGCCTGTGGTGTTCGGATTTCCGCGACTCGGGGGTGACGTTGTGCTGCGGGTGTTCCTCTGCGATGCAGCGGGCTTCTTCGTCAAGTGCGGACATGCGGTCGGGGTACACCCAAACCTTGATGTGACCGACCCGCTCGTACCAGGCTGCATACCGTCGGTGCCCCTTCAGGCGGGTCTTGACGTCCACGGTGACGCCTACGTAGAGCAGTTCCCCAGTGTCGTCGTAGACCTTGTAGAGGTCGTGGGGCAGATTGCTGATGCGTCGTTGGTTCTTGTTGAGCGCCACTACTGCACCTCCTCGTGTTCGCGGGTGTGCCGGGTGATGTCGGACATCCAGCCGACGAACCCGTACACGCTGGTTTTGGGGACAGGGTGGCCGCAGGTAGCGCACACCCAGGTTTCGATGTCGGTGGCGCTCACCGGGCCACCTCGGATCTACGTGGGGTGAAGTAGTCGGTGAGGGGTACGGCGTTCGCGATCCGCAGGTGATGGACGCAGACTGGGGCGGCGACGTATGCGCCGTCCCAGTCGTCCCACAGCCAAGCGAGGGCGACGCCGGTCTTGTCGCAGGGTTCGAGGATGCCGGCGCGGGTCACTTCGTGGTGGCAGCGGCCGACTCCTGTGCGGCCTAGTTGCTTGTAGTTGATGACGTATCGGTCGTCGCTCACTGGTGGTCCTCCGCCCCATCAGCGGGGATCTGTTTCCGCAACCGTGCCGCCAACACCCACGCTGTGTTTGCTGCGTCGTAGTCGTTGGGGCCGATAGCGTCTCCGAGTGCGGCGGCTTGATCCGCTAGGCGGCGGAAGAACCACCCTGGCTGGGTGCGGCAGCGGGGCGAATGCGCCCCCTTGCCCTCGCAGCCGCCACAGCTCCGGTCGTAGGTGGATGTGGTGACGGTGTGGTGTTGGCGGATAACCTCAGCAACATGAGCGGCGTGCCATGCATCGAAGTCGTCCGTCTGGCGTTCCTCGGGGCACACCTCGCCGCACTTGCACGCCGGCATGGGCCACGGCTCATCCTTATGCTGGGCGATGAGGGATTCCAGAGAAGAAACAGACATCACGCACCAGCTTTCGGGGTCCAGCCGGCGCCCAGTTCGCGTGTGATGATCGCATCCACCGCGTCGGCGTGCATCGTCCCGTACGTGTCGTCATCACCTGACGCGACCTGTACCTCTTCGGTGCGGGTGTAGGGCGCCCACAACTCCCACTCGCCGTGGCGGGCGCGGAAGTAGAACGGCACGCCGTCGAATGTGTGGCCGGACAACTGGGTGGGGTAGCTGCCGTATGCGTGCCGTCTGGGGTCTCGCGCCTCCGCGATCCCCCGAATGTCGGATGCCTTGATCGGCTCCCCCGCGGCGACCTTGCGGTCGTACTCCGCTTGGACGGCCAACGCGTGATCGCTGTAGTAGTTGCGGCTAGAATCTGTCATGGTCGAACTCCTTCGCAGTTCGGTCAGTGGCCGGGGTGTTTCCAGCACCCTGGCCACCCCTCATTCTACCCCCGGTGGTGGGTGTTTCCTGTTGTGCTGCAGCGTGTTTGCGAATCACAGCTCCTGTGTTTCGAGGTGCGGCGGGCTGTCCCAGCGGATGCGTGTCCAGTGCCGGTAGTCGATGCCTTCGAGGGGCTCGAGGTCGCGGCCGAACATCAGCCACCCGTCCTCACCCGCAGTGATGCCGTAGGCGTGTTCGCGGTCGAGGATGCGTCGCCGGTTCGATGCGGGCACGAGGTATTGGTGGGTGTGCCCGTCCCACACGATCGGCTGGTCGCCCATCTGGTTGCCGAACTCGACGACCTGCAACAGATCAGTCATGACGCGGCCCTCATCTCGATCTGGGCGATGAGAGCCCGGCCGATGTACTCCGCGTACGACGGCGGGATTGCCTCGGCGATCTCCTTGCGCACATCGGTCCAGTCGATGCCCATGGCCTGCTGCCACTGTGCGACAGTGCCTTTCCCGCCTCCGTCTCCGTAGACGGCGAAGTAGGGGCCGTCGTACCAGGCGCCGTGTCGGTAGCCGGCGACCCGACCTCGGTGCGGAACATTGGTCTCATCTCGACCCCCGCCCGGTCACACGGTTGTGCTCGATGTCTCTGGCGTTACGCCGTTCGTTCCATCCCCAGACGAGCATCCCGGCGGCCACGAGGATGGCGGTGAGGGTGATGATCCCGGTCACGACTCACCACCGAGGATGCGGCGCAGGGTCGTTACCGCGAATTCGACCGATACGACCTGCCTGCCATATGCCTGTTCGGCGCGGCTGCCTGGACCAGCCTCGCGCTCCCATTTGTCCGCCAGCTCCCGTACCTGCTGGATGGTGGCGAGAGCAGCGTCGCGTTCGGCGGTGAGACGCCGGCATCGCTTACCCAGCACCCCCTGCTGCACAAGGAGCTGTTCCGCGGCATCAAGCTCTGCAAGTAGGCCATCAACGAGTTCAGGCGCAGCAGCGATGAACTCAGCGTCGGCCTTACCTTGCTCGACACCGTGACCGGCGATGCCGATCGGGTCGTCGAACTGGAGGGCGTGAGACTCGACTTCCCATTCCGGGTCGTCGTCGTGATGCCACGGAAAATGCTCAGCCGACCACGGTCCGGGTGTGATGCCTTCGAGTTTGGCTCTGGCCTCGTCTGCGATACTCATCGGTCACCCCGCAAATGAGGGAGCAGGCACACGCCGAGCTTGCGGCCATCCGTGAGCCGAACTTCATTGCACGCGAGCCCTGGGCCGTCCTCGCTCCCGTGGTTGTGAACCGCGTGCGGTACCCGTGCCACCTTCTCCACCACATCGTCTGCGGTGGCCTCAGGCGTGACCGGTGGGCAGTGCTCTCCCCGTCGGTGAGTCGGCATATCGCCGCTGCGCCAATGCCTGTACCGGCACGACTCCTCGCGGCACCACTCGTCTGCGGTGGACTCAGATTCGAGACGATCAGCGGCAGCACGGAGGTCTGGGCATGTGTTTGGCGATCGTCGAACGTTGATAACTCTCTCCAGCAGATCGGCCACGGATCTCAGGTCTTTGGGGTTGCTGGCGTCTGGTGTGCGGGCTTTCTCCGCTTCCGCCCGCCAGTGATCACGCTCAGCGAGGGCAGCCAGCAGCTCGTTCCAGCGTTGCTCGGATTCGGCCTTGTAGCGGTCGATGATGTCCTGTTTGTGGCGTGCTGTGAGTGATTGTCCGGCGCGATTGCAGTCGCCGCCGAACTTCCACACCTTGCCCGGCAGTTCGGCGTACGGGACTGCCTCGACGTCGATTCTCTCTGCGATCTTATCGAGCGTGGTGCGATAGTTGTCGAGCGTTGAAGCGTGCTCTACGGACTCCCGTTCCAGTTCGGCGATGCGTGCCTCCGCTTGTTCCAGTAGTCGCCGGTCCACCAGCCGGGTCACACGCCCGTAGCCGTCTGTCCTCTCGGTGTCGTAGATGATCGGCGGATCACCAACAGGACCGAAACCGATGTCGCTCATAGCCGCCCCTCATGAACTCTTGTGAGAATGTCCGCCGAGATGGACTCGATGTAGTCCCCGGCTGCGATTGAGAGAATTTGAATGGCGATGAGTTTGTCGAGCGCGTACTGCACACCCGCCGTGAATGCGTCCTGGTCGCGGTCGAATCGTTCGATGGCGTCGCCGAGTGTGGAGTGTTCCTCTCGGCGAACCTTGCTGTATACGTCGCTCATTTCGGCTCCTCGATGAGGTCAGCGAGGCCTGTCAGGACGTCGTAAATCCACGAGGCGGTGATCGCGCCGTGTGTGGCCGCGTATCGCAGATTGTCGGGCGTGACCTCCGCGCCGTTGTGCGTCGAGATGTCCAGCGCGCCGTCCGCTCTGGGTAGTAGGTGGTAGTGCTCAGACAGAGCAGCGACGACGAGACGGGCAGTCGCGTTTGGCCAGACCGCAGCACCGTGTCCGCAACTCTCGATCGCCTTCGCCGCGATCTCTGCGGGTGTTGGGGTGTCACTGGGCATCGGAATCACATCCCGTCCACGTGCGTAGAGAGAATCGTCCACGGCCCGTGAGCATCCAACGGAACAACCCGGTCGTTCTGGTCGTACCAGCGGCGATCCACACAGAACTGCGCGGTCGTGCGACCACTCGCGCTGACCACCCGTACGGCTTTGGTGCCGCGAAGATCGTCAAGCTGGTCATAGGATTTGGGCATCGGAATCACCTTCAAGCTCAGAAGAGGAATAGACGAGTCGCGCTGTGGGGCATTGATCCCAAGCCGTGAAGACCCCACACGATGCGCAGTAGGTGAAAAGCTCAGACCTGTCATCCACATGGAAATGCGAAGACTTCGGCTCCGTGATCGGCTTGTGCAGCTTCCGTAGTGGCGCGGCCATCTCACGGGCAGCAGCGATCGCGAGTGCCCCGAGACCGTCGTGTGCAGCCGACTCGACTGTCGACACCAGGCGGCCTACGTAGCGGGCATCCCACGCTCTCTGTGCGGCGGCGATCGCTGGATCACCGCCGTACTCCTGTGCCATGTCAGTACACCGCCCCGGTGGTGGTGATGTCGCCGTGCCGGTCACGCACCACCAGACGCCAAGGAACGACGAGAGCCTGTGCGCCTGGCGACCATGCGGCCTCATCCGTCAACTTCACCGAGTACTGGGCGTCGATGGCGTTGAGAGCCCCCGCCTTCCGGTTGTAGCCCTGCCCCGACGCGACGATGGCGTTGTTGTTCGCCTTACACCGCCAACGCCACTCGGGGGCCTCGACCAACTTGCCATCGCTGTCCATCCACAGGTCGTTGTCGACGTACACCTCGATGGTGCCGCGGTAGCGTCCCGGGGCTTCATACACGATCATCGGGCACCACCCGTGTACGCATCGACAGTCATCAACAGCGCCGGCCACACGTCGCGTAGCCATCGCGCCTCATCCGCCAACAGGCTGTGCGCAGGCTGGGTAGTCCACACGCAGCCGAGACTGAAGAACACGTCGCCGTCCTCGTCAACCTCGACCTGAAAGTTGCGGTCACTGTCCGGCATCCGCCAACGGAACGGCGCCTCGATCTCGTCATCCCAATCCCGCGGATCAGTCAACGCCTTGATGTCTGCCGTGGTCATTCCTGGCCCCCGTCCTGGACAAGAGCGCGCAACCTATCAACCTCGACTGGGTCGGCGTCCGTCAGCTTTTCCAGGTACTCAAAGGCTTTCGTCTCGTCCTCCACACTCAAGCCACCAGCCTCGACCTTCGCGACGAACGACTCCGGGATCGGCTTGAACGACACCGGTAGCGGCTCAACCACGTACGGCGCTCTTCTCCCCCGCGTCACCGTTAGCGCGATCGACAGTGGCTTGTCGATGTGCGACAGGGCGCTCACCCGAATCCCGCCAACAGCAGAGCCGCCGAAGCGAACCTCCGGGTCGCGGTACAGCATCATCCGCCGACCCGTGTACGCCGACGCCTCAGCACCCCACGCCGCAACCAGGATGCGGCGCACAGTCTTCGACGGCTTGAACGGACGACCCGGACCGAACTCTGCAGTCACGATCTCAACCGGTTGTTCCGCGCTGCCGCGTCGTACCTCGGTGACCGTGACGATGCGCGGACCGGTCAGGAGATCCTCACTGTTGAGCTGGTCAGACTTCGGGACGATTGTCTCTGAAAGATCCATGGTCACACCAAGATTTCTTGTTCGACGATGCGTTCTGTGGTTTCGAGTCCGGCCGCGTTCTCGTGGTAGATGCGCGCCAACTCGATCGCGTTGTCCTCGAACCGGCGGACGGCCTCGACGATGATGCGTTGCCATTCGATGTTCGGGTAGACGCGGCGGATGAACAGCGGCATGCCGGCGCAAAAGCTGACGAAGTCGATCCACTTGCGGCCCGAGACCAGCAGCCCCGCTTGCAGTTGCGGCATATGCTCTGGCGGAACCGCGTTCGCGATGATTGTGTTCATGTGCGACTTCGGCCGCGGACACTTGATCTCGAGTAGCCCGTCCTGCTCGACGAGACCATCCGGGCTGAACCCCAACTTCGGGCCCCAATCGTCACGAACCATGAACCCCACCTCCGACACCGACACCGACTCCTTCGCGGCGTACAGGCTGCGGGCGATCGGCTCACACTCGATGCCTCTGTACATGTCGTCGGACACGAACGTCGGGTACGTCCAACCGGTGACACGCTCCGACACCAACAGCGCGGTGAGGCTGCGGGAATCGTCGTTGCTGGCCACCTCGAGCACGGGCGCCGAACTGTGCCTGCGGGCTTCCTCGGCGCGTTCGGTGTGGAGCGTCTTGATCGGTGTTGGCGATCTCTTGCCGAGGCACGGACTGTTCGCGACCGCTCCGCATTCGGGGCAGTCATAGTCGATTGCGGAGAGTTTGCGTGAGGTGATGAGGTTTCCGACCACGCTGGCGGTGACGATGCCGCGGCGCTGCTCGTACCATTCTTCGGATCTCTGCTCGATCTTCTCGTGCACTGTGAGGGTCATCTGTCGAGTTCCTGTCCTACTCGGATACGGCCAGTGGACTCGCTGAGGCGAACGTGTTCGACGGTCCCCCAAGGGTCTTCACTGGTGGGCAACGTGACGTACACCTGCACAAGCGGGTCCGGATTGCGGGTGGCGGACGGTTGCCGCCAGTAGCGTTCGGAGTCTGTTTCGGGGTGGCCGATCATGATGCGAGTCCTCTCGCCCATCCCCACAGGTCGTCTTCCGTGTGAGTGTCGGGGTCAATACCGGCGGCTGCGACGACGAGCGCGGACACGATGCGGGTGGGTGCCCAGGTTTCGATGCGCGCCCAGCATTCGGCGGGGTCGGTGTCGCGGACGTCGCAGGCGAGTTCCATGACGTCCCGCATCGCTTGCCCGACCGCCTGGTGGGATTGGATGGGGAGGGGGATGACGGTGCCTGGTTGCGCTGTGGGGTGGGAGGATTCGCGGGCTTTCCTGGCGCCCTCACAAACCGCCTTCTCCTGGTGCAGACGAAGAGTGATCTCTTCTGGTGTGAGGCCTTTGGCGGTGAGTCGTTCCCACTCGGCGTTGTAGTCGTCGATGTTCACGATGCGGCCCTGCGCTCTCGGCGCTGCATGCTGACGAGGGTGGTGAGTGGGAGTGGCGCGGGACGTCCGGCGCGGTAGTAGCGGCGAATGAGAGTGGTGGGGGTTTTGCCGATCCGCAGGCAGGCGTCTTCGACTGATGAGCCGCTGTTCAGGATGTATTCGAACTCTTGGAAGTCGTCACTGATGTCACGGCGGCCGGCGGTCGACTGTCGGGCGTGTGCGGCGTCCCGTTCCTGGAGGAGTGGTCTGCGTTCGCGTTCCGACAGTCCTCCGAACACTCCGAACCGTTCCCTGTTGTCCAGCGCCCATTCGAGGCACTGTTCCCGGACGTCACAGCGACCGCAGATTCGTTTCGCGTCTGCGGGGGACTCCCCTTTCTCGGGGAAGAACGCTTCGGGATCGGCCTGGGAGCAGGGTGCGTCGATGTGCCAGCGGGGGCGGGTGGAGATGCTGGCGAGGATGTCGGATACGTTGCGGTTGCGGTTGAGCAGGTTCGTGCCAGGGATTGCGTCTGCCGAACCGAGTGCCTGTTTCTTGTCGTCGATGGTTGTGCCAGCACGGTGACGGTCGGGTCTGGGTTCGCGGCTGGGCATGTAGTCGATGTGCATGTGGGTGCTCACAGGAGGCCTTTCGGTATGGGCTGGGCGGCGAGGAAGCACATGACGTGGTCTCGGGTATCCCAGATCGACTGCTGCGGTTCGACGGTGAGGGCTCGTCGACCGTTCAGTTCGGTGAGTGTGGCGGCATATCCGTTGGCGGTAGCCTGGATTGAGGAGTGGTAGCCGTAGGTGTATGCGATGGATTTGAGGTCGGCGTCTATCTCGAGGAGGTCGCGCGCTCGCCGACGGGCATTGATGTCCACGACGGTCATGGGTTCACCACCTCCGCAGCGCACGGTTCGCACAGCAGCACTTTCATGCGGGCCGTGACAGGTGCGTCTGGGTAGAGTTGGTGTCGTTTCACGAACGCCACCCGCCGGCCCTTCGGGAAAAACTTGTCGCACTTCGGGCACCACCCGTCACGGCGGGCTTCGAACGAACCGCGGACTTGTTTGGACGCCCATTCCTGGACTGCGGCACGAACACTCGGATCAAGAGTCACGAGTCACCCGCCAGTTCGTCGGAGGTGTAGATGAGTTTCGCCGTCGCGCAGGGCCATCGGCTGGTCCCGCCAGAGACGAGTACGCCCTCGCAGCCCTCAACCTCGCAGTAATCGCAGTGCCCCGACTGGTGCGGGGTAGTGCACGCCTTGCACACCATGCCGACGACCTTCTCGCCGATGAAGGTGCCATCGCCGTTGAACACCGGCGTCTTCACAGGGCTCGGATAGTGCAGGTCCCGCAGCGGCTTCAGGGCTTCACGGGCGACAGCAGCCAACAGGCCGTCTTCATCCGGCCGGAACTCGATCTCGGAGGCTGGACCGTTCTCCCACATCCTCTTCGCGGCGTCGACAGCCGGGTCTGAGATGTCGGTCATTGTTCTCCTCCGTCCGGAGGCAACACCCGCAACGCCCGACCCACCACATCCCGGCCATCCATAAACTCGGTTTGCGGCCACACCAACAACGCCATCGTGATGATCCAGCCCAAACCGACCAGGCTGTACACGATGAGTTCGGTGAAGTCTTTCGGCGGCACCGCAAACCCCACCGCGAACACAGCCAGGGTGTGCGCCAACACCCACGCGATCCGCACAACCGCGCTCACGACGCCGCCCTCCCCTGCTGGATACGGCGCAACGTCCGCGACCGCGACGACAGACCCGACGGTGTGTCCAACTCCACCGGCTCCTCATTCGGAACCGCCCGCAAACGGCGCTGGATCTCCGCGACATCCTCACGATTCAGCAACCACTCACCACGCTTGCAACGCTGAGACCCCAAGCCGCGGAACAAACCGCCGGCCTCGAGGTGTCTTCTCACATACCGGGCGGACAGCCCGAACAGCGGGTCGTCCTCGGTGGCAACGAGTTCTCTGATGGGCTTCCCGATCACGACGCCTCCCTTATGGGCCGGTAGTGGGTTTCGATGCGTCTGGCCTGGTCGTCCAATGCCATTGCGAGGTAGCGGGATTGCTCGGCGGTGAGGTGGAGGTCGGTGCGTTCATCCCCCGGCCCCACCACAACCACCCGCAAGACGCCGTGGGTGTTTGTGCCGATCGACACAAACACCGGTCCGTGGCAGGTATCGACGTGAATCGCCGGCGCCTCACACAAATGCATGTGACTCATGCCGCCTTCCCCCCGTGATCGGAAAGGATTCGCTGCAACCCCTTCGGCGTGATCCGTGGCTGCGGCGGATCGAGAACCAGCACGCCCGTCTTGGGGTGGTAGTGCGATTGCGGGATGACGGTCATCCATCCGGCTTCGATCGCGGACTGCCGGACCCGCCACTTGCCGTCAGCCTGGGACCGGAAGATCCAGTCGTAATGCTGGTCGCAGAGAGTGAAGAGTCGTTGCCGTCCGAGCTTGATGCCGGCGCGGGTCAGCGATTGCGCGGCGTCGCGGAAATCGAGGTCACCGTCTGCGGTGAGGATACGGTCGGCGACCTCAGCCTTCGGGGCGAGCTCGGCGATCTGCTCGTCCTTCGCTGACAGCATGTGCTGCGCTTCGACGAGCGCACGGGCGAACAATTCGGGGCCTTCGAGTGCCGGTGCCGGCGCCGCGTTGTAGGAGCCGGTTCTCCGGATCGCGGGGAGCACTTCGCCAGTGACCCATCGACGGACCTTGCGCGCCTTGTCCTTGTTGCTCTGGAAGATGAGAGACCACATGCCCGATTCGTTTACGACAGTGAGCATTTGGACCTGTGCGGCGATACCCTCGAAGAACTGCGGAGTATCTGACCTGCGCAAAGTCATCTTGTCGTCGTCGTCGACCATCTTGAGTGCCGAGCTGGTGTCCCGGAGTTCGAGCATCCGGCAGGCGTCGGGTGTGACGAACCATGGGGTGTCGTCGATCAGGAGGGTGCGTAGCTCGGCGCCTTCGTAGTTGAACGGCACAACGTGTGCGGTACTCTGGTCTTGCATTGAGACTCCGATCTCTTGTTGGCCGCCGGGTGTGTCCGCACCTGGCGGCTTCTTCTATTGCTGGGTGGGTTTGGGTGCCCCGGACGCTTCCTCGACGTCCGGGGCCTGCGCGACCGCCTGGGGGTGAGAGGTCCCCGAGCCGCGCTCAGCACACCCACACGCGGTGGGCCTGCTGTGATCCGTGAACCGCGGCGTGAAGGTCGCGGTAAGAGCGGCAACGATGCCGGCGTGAGTGGTCATGCCTCAGCTCCTTCGCTGAGAACCGTGATCGCGGAGGAGAGTTCGGCTACCAGGGCACGCGCCTGCTCGTGCGACAAGTGAAGGTCTCCGGGAGTGACGATTGCGATGGCCTCGGCACCGTCAGTGCATTCGCCGACCCCGACGTAGCAGTCGTCATTTCGGGTCGCCACCGGCGCCGGCTCCGCGTAGAAAGAGAAGCGGGTCGCGGTCATGCCGCCATCTCCTTGGCGGCGATGTGCTTGGCCTGCCAAGCTCTAGACCGACGGATGTTGCAGGCTCGGCAGATGCGGTGGGTGTACCCACGCTTATCGGTCCACACCCGCAAGTTCTCGCCGCTGTACGGATGGTTCTGCGGGCAATGGGTCCTTGAGGCGACCTCGCCGCGTTCGCAGTTGACCTTCGGGGTTACCGGTTCAAGATGTGCGGGATTGCAGCACTCACGAACGCGGCACAAATGGTCAACATGGAGACCGGTAGGGATTTCTCCCACAAGCGTCTCGTAGACAACACGGTGGACGTACTTGCAGCTGCGGTCTATCAGAATCCGGCCGTAACCCGACTGCTTGTCACGCGCCCCGGTCCACACCCAACAGGCACCGGCGACCCGGTCCTGGCGACGCTCGAGACGAATCTTCTGGCGAATACGCGAAGGAAGCATCAGGCCACCCGCTCCTGCGACGACTTCATCGGCTCGGGCTGGTACACGTCCAGAGGAGTCAGGCTGAGCGCCTTCGCCCACGCCGTCATGAGTGGTGCCGACGCCCGCTTGTAGCCGAGTTCGACGTTCCGAATCGTGTCCGGGTGGAGCTTGGCCGGACCCCCGTGTTGCTTAATGCGCTCGATCAGATCGTTCACGGAGAGCCCGTAGGCGATCCGCAGCGCCCGGATGGGAACTTGTGCCCCGATAGCCTTATCGCTCATGTCGATAAGTGTAGCGACAGGTCGCGACAGGCGCAACGATAGAACCGATAGATCTGTCGTTTTCTGTCGCTGACCTGCGAAATGACAGACGCGTCATTACCGATGTTCGAATAGCTCCAGCGATAAACCTGTCGTAAGCGCGCTAGACCTGTCATGCCCTGTTAGGCAACGATGTGAGGCATGACAGCGAACGAAGACTGGCCCCGACTCGGGGACTACGTCCGTGAGCGCCGCAACGAACTCCGCATGACACAAAGTGGCGTCCAGAGGGTCGGCGGCCCGAGCTCGGCGAAAGTGCGCGAGATCGAAAACAAGCGCACAACCACCCTCAGCCCGAGTAAGCGCCGAGACCTCGAGCGAGCGCTTAAATGGACCGACGGAAGCGTTGACGCAATCCTGCGCGGCGACGAGCCCGGGCTAAAGCGTTGGCGAAACGACGGCGTGGGACTTGCTGGGTTAATTCCCACAGCACCACCCGTCGACGACCAGCGGCCGGCGAGAGTGCCGCCTGAGCAAATCCCTCACGGCCCGGAGCTGCTGTCGGCTTCACGCCAGATCCACAGGGCTATCCAGGAATTTGCGCAAGACGAACATAGCCGAGCACTCGACTCCCTCATGGGTGCCCGCGCCACACTCACCGTCGTCATCGGCGACATATCCCAACAACGACCCCGAGTAGGAGACACAGATGACCTCGAGGAAACGCCCCAGGCTGAGGGCAGCACGGGCGAAGCGCAACCGCCCAAGAAGAGCGGCGCGGGTGACCCCCGCTTCGGCAAGCCCACAGCCTTGCCTACGGAGTTTCAAGGCGACGACCCTGATCTGCCGTCTCTCGACAAGCTTGCGGCCGAGTCGGGCGGCCAGAAGGGCATCGAGACACCGCCTGGCGAGGAGGGATACTCGCAGGACCCTGATGACCACGAGAGTAAATGACACTTGCGTAAGTTCAGTTCTCACAACGGTTTTGTCGGTGGTACGCGATACGAACTAGGGCATGTTCAGCCCGTGGCGCCACCTCGCAACACACCACCCCCAGGTGCGGGTCGTATGGACTCGTCTCCCTGGTCCATACCGCGGGTACACCGATGGGCGCACCATCTGGATGGACAACCGACTGTGTCAGGTGCAGCGGCGGATCGTACTCACGCACGAAACTTTCCACGTCGAACGCGGCATCATTCCTGCCGATCCCGCGGAGGAGCGGATTGTTGAGCAGCTCACGGCGAAACGACTCATCGAGATCGACGACCTAGTGGACGCCCTGCGCTGGCATCGCCACCCCACAGCGGAGGTGCTGGCGGACTCGCTATGGGTGGAGCCTGACACGGTGCGAACCCGGATCGGGAATCTAACTCCCGTCGAGTTGGCACATGTCGAGAACAAACTAGACCTGGATTGGGGTGTCGCGTGACCGACGAAGACAAACTCGTGCTGGACCTGGCTGGCCAACGCTGGAATTACCCGGGCAGCCTCGAACAGCGAGTACGTGAAGAGTTTGGAATCAGTGTGACTCGGTTCTGGCAGAGGGTGTCTCAGCTCTGCGATACACAGGAGGCGCTCGCCTACGATCCGATCGTGGTGAACCGTCTACGGCGCCTGAGAACGCCGTTCAGGGCAAGCGGAAGCCGCTCATCGCGGCGCTGATGGCTGATGCTGCAGCTTCATGGGAGGCGCGGTCTAGGTGCCCGTACGTGTCAATGGTGATTGTAATCTTCTCGTGTCCGACATGGGCTTGGATCACCGGTAGGGATACGCCCCGAGCGATCATCCACGACACGCACGTATGCCGGAGGTCATGGGGCGAAGCTCGCCACGGCAGGCGCTGCATGGCGGGCTTCCATCCACCATCGTAAAACCGGGAGTAAGTGACGCGGTCGCCGTTCGCATTGGTGAACAGCAGCTTTGTTGGCGAACGGTCCAGATCGACTACGTCGAGCGTTTCGCGTGGCACATTGATGGTGCGACGTCCGGCTTTTGACTTCGGGTAAGCCAGACGCTTCTCCGTGGTTCCCGTCCACTTCCACGCCTTAGACACACGAACGACACCACCACTCTCGGTCGGGGTGACATCCCCGACTGTGATCGCGGTGGCTTCCGAGAATCTCATACCGGTGGTGGCAAGCCACACCGTCAAGGGCCGCCACTGTGGGGGCATTGCGTCGATGAGTTCACCGAACTGCTCGAGTGACAGGAAGACGGGTTCCTCGATGGGGTCTTTGCGTGGCAACCGGGTGTGCTCGCACGGATTCTGCACCAGCTTCTGTTCCCGCACAGCTCGACCCAGGACCGCCGACAGCAGGCCGTGTTTGTTGGCGATCGTCTTCCCCGAATTGCCGCGGCTTTGCAGCTCTTTGATCCAGGCGGCGATGACTGGTTCGGTGATCTCCGACAGCGGTAGGGGTCCGATGGATGCGAAGTCGCGTTCGACGATCGCTTTGTACCGGCGGATGGTTCCCGGTTCCACACCGATCAGGGAGTCGACGTGATGTTTTGCGGCTTGGGCCAACGTGGTTTCGTTGCGGTGGGTTTCGACGACACCGAGGATGGTCATGGCGCGTTCGTGCCCGAACTTCTCCACGTTGAGTCGGTGGCGTTCGGCCGCGGTCAGTGAGTCGAAGGTGAGTGCGCGTTGCCGGCCCTCATGCCGCCACTGCACCTTGTAGAACTCGGTGCCGTCCGAGCGGACACGCGTGTACAGAGACGCCATCAGTCGAGGTGTTCGAGACTCTTGGCCATGAACGTAGATGTGTGACCGCACGGTTGGAACTTGACGGTCACCCAGCAGTTGAACCACTCGTCGCGCGACAGTTTCCCGTCGTCCGGGACGATGACGTTGACGACCTTGCCGTAGTCGCCGATGTGCTCGGTTCTGTGACCAAACCTGTCTCCACGCGCCACGATCACCCGGTCGCCCACCTTGAACTCAGGCATCGCCGTACCAGCCGTCCATGTGCACATTCATCTCGGCAAGCGACTGCACACGAAGCAGGACCGCCTGCCGTTCGGCCGGGGACATCGATTCCCACTCGCCGGGGTCGACCTCCGACATCACCGCACCACCCTGGAATGACGGTCGAGTTCCGTCCACGCATCGAAGTATGCCTTGAACCTGCCGTGGGTCTCGTCGTACGCCTTGGGACTGAACCCCGGTCCGTCGAGGAGCCGCTTCATCTCTTCGGCCTCAAGCTTCATCTTGTCGTGGATCACACGAGTTGATGCTTCGAGTTCGCGGATGCGGGCGATGAGGTGGGGCGTGTGGTCGAGGGCAACGTGCCGAGCCATCTCCGGCGACCGTGCGGCCATGGCGACATCGTCAGTGATGGCTTCGAGATTGATCTTGGAAACGCCAGCGTTTTGCGGCATGGGGTAACACCTTCCGGGGGATCGTGTCACCCCAGTCTAGCTGGGATGTTTCCCGGAAGTGTTTCCTTCCAATGCTCCGCGTGTCTGACCTGCGGATTTCAGTGGAGCTAAGGGGACTCGAACCCCTTCCAGAAATCGCGTTTTCCCAGGTTAACGGTGGTTTCCGTCCGAAACGGTGACACTAGGTAGCAGGGTGCTGACCAGGGGTTTTAGGGGGGTCGTGTTGACCTAGAAACAACCGAGAAACAGCCCCGTCGCGAGTCTTCCCAACTAGCTACGCGGGTTCGATTCCCGTCACCCGCTCCAGGTCAGACCACACACCAGGGTCCGACTACAGCCACAGATACAGCCAACGCCCCGAGCTACTACAGCCGGGGCGTTGGTGCGTTACAGCCGGGGGTCAGTTCATAGGGGCCGCAAGACCGCCCACCAGATGAACCACGCTGCCATCACCACAAACACCACCACGAGGACGATGAACGTTGTCGCTGCCCAGCCTCCCGTGAGGATGCCCACAGCGCCGAGGACGAGGAACCCTGCCCACGCGGCGAGGTACGAAATCAGGGCGAGGCAAGCCCAGAACCCGGACGGGACGAGGGTGGCGGTCGCCCACGATGTCTGCCGGGATGCGACGCGCCCGTCGGCGAACACTACGACTTCCCAGTCGCTGTGTTTGGTGCCGCCGCGGTAGCGCCCGGGGACGCGGTTGGTGATGGCCTCACGGACGTCATCCGGCGCGGAGGGCGGTATGACTCCTGCGCCCAATGGTGGCGTGACGATCCTCTGTTCTGCCATCAGTAGTCCTTCTCCCAGTCGCGGAGCTTCGATGACTTCACCCGCCGGTCCAGGCGATGCGAGCGAACCTTGATGCCCTTCATCACCCCGGACCGTTTGAACCGGCACATGCAGCGGTACCAGCCCGAGGCCAGATCCCATTCGTCAGCGGTGGTCTTGTGCTCGCTACGCATTGCGCATCCCTACCGCGAGTGCGCTCAGCGCGATACACAACGTGACAGTTCCAGCAATCGCGAACAGTCCGCGGCGGGTCTCACGTCGATCCGCGCCGATGAGCATGAACAGCAGGACGAGGGTCGCAAGACCGGAGAAGAGCGCAGCGAGGGTGGCGGCTGTAGTCGCCGCTTCGTGCCAGTTCACTGCTTCCCCTCGGACTGGTTTCCCTCGCGCTGCTGGCGGCCGATCTCGATCCGGTATTCGCGTTCAGCCCCTGACCGCAGAACATCACTGATCGTCTGGCCCCGACGCTCAGCCACCCAGCGCAAACGCTCCCAGTCGTCATCCGACATTCGGATGCCACGCTTGGGCGTCTTCGGCTGGTTCGGCATGGCGCCGATTATCGCAGATGTACCCACACCTCTAGTCCCTCCATGTGACGTCGTTACTGGTCATCGTACCAGGTGTGCCCACACCTGGACCCACACCACGCTTGACAGGTGTGCCCACACCACTTACCGTTGTCTCCCATCGGGTGGACCCACACCCGAGGAGCAAACATCGAGCTTAGGAGAGCTAATGAAGCGCAGTGTGGTTGCCGCGGCAGGTGCGGCAGTGGTGTGGGCAGGCTTGCTCGGCGGGGTGGGTGTCGCGGCCGCAGCGGAGAAGCCGTGTGTGATGCCGGTCGCGGGTGGTGTGGCGCCGTGTCCGCCGCCGATCGTGTCGACCAACGGTGACTCCATCGGCGGTGGTGCGAACACTGATCCGGTGAACATGGGTGATCTGCCGCGCACTGGCCCGGACTACAGCTACGAGGCGCCGTCGTGGGAGAAGACCCCCGAACCGGAGCCCGAGCCGGAGCCGGAGGAGCCTGCCGAGGAGACTCCCGCCGAGTAGCCCCGGAACGGACGAAAGCGCCCCACCTGGTGTTGAGGTGGGGCGCTTCGTTGTCAGCGGTAGTAGCCGTCGTCGGTGCTGGTTTGTTCGTCTCGCCAGTCGCAGATGCGGTCGGCTTTCTCGTTGGCTTCTTCGATGGTGGTGGCCATGATGACCATTCCGGCTCCGCGGTGGTTGGTGATTCGGTGGGGGCTCATGTGGTTCTCCTGGGGTGGTGTCTGCCTGACACCGCCGACGATACATTTCGGAACTGTATTGTGCAAGTGGTGTTCCGTTGTGGCGCAGAAGATTACGCCCGAGATTGGGGTGTTGACACCTGACAGTCCGGCACTGTATAGTTATGGTGCAAGGACAACTACAGAGAGGAGGTGAAGCTGGTGGACAAGGTGGACCTAGCGCTCGCAATCGCGGCGCTCTCGGCCATCCTGCAGGCCATCACGGTCTGGCAGAACCGAGACCGCGAATAGCGAGCGGCCCGGGGGTAGAGCAAGTACCCCCGGGCACCCACCAATAATGCCACCAGCAACACACCATGAACACCATCAAAGATCGAGGAATCCAAGCAAGCGTCGTCACCGCCGGCATCCTCGCCGTCGTCACCGCCGTCGCCTACAGTCCCCCACTCCTCGCAGTGTGGGCAGTGTGGGCCGGCGTCACCGTGTGGGCGATCTACGAGGCACGGCGCAAGCATGCCCGGGCGTAAACCCCGGCACTACCTGTCGCAGCGGCAGGTGGCCGAACGCATCGGCGTCGTGCCGTCAGCGCTCGGCAGGTACAAACTCCCTACGCCCGATGTGACGATCGGGCCGGTCGACGACGACGGCACCATCCCCCGCGGCACTGTGCGGGGATGGCTGCCGGAGACCATCGACGAGTGGAATGCGCACCGGCCTGGCCGAGGCGCCCGCACCGATCTACGCGACTAGAAACACACGAACAGCCCCCGACCTCAGTGGAGGTCGGGGGCTGTTGCGATGAGCCACCACGCGGCGAACACGCAGACGACGATGGCGAGGATGTCCAGGAGCATGGAGGTTGGACGCACCCGACGGCCAATCGGTTCCGCCGACTTTGATCGCACTTTGGGGCGACCGACAACCTGTCACATCCCCCAAAGTCACCGCACGGGACAATGGGCCCGGTGATGAACCGTGAGGTGCTGCGCGCCGCGTCCGAGGCTGTGCACTCCCTGATGCGCAAGCAGCAGGCGAACCGCCAGGCACTCACTGACGGCGGATGGTCGCCGCCCGACCCCGAGCTGGAAGCGCTGGGCGTGGAGTGCGACGAGGTGCTGTACGGCCGGCGCGCCGAGGCGCCCGATCTGGCGGACCGGCTGGCCGCGGTGCTCGGCGACGACTGGGAACCGTGACGGGTCAGGCGTAGGTGAGTCCGGCTTGGCGCAACTGTTCGAACGTGCGGATCGCGATGTTCGTCGACGCCGCGTAGTCGATGATCGCGGCATGGTTGGCGATCGTGGTGTCGTTCGATGTCACCTTCGTCTCGACAAGGTCGTGGAACAGCAGCGTCAGCAGGTTCTTGTTCGTGATGGTGCGGTCAATCTCGCCGGTCACATTTGCGACGGTGAGGTTGCCACACGACTGCCCGTACAAGCGGAACGGCAGTGAGGGAACCTGCTGATCGTCCGCGCCGCTACCCGAGAACCGTCCGAGCGCGAGACGTCCGAGGCTGAAGTACTTCCGCAGATCCAGTTCCGACACGGCGTCGATCACACCGTTCGGGTAGGCGAACGCATTGGAGACGTAGCCGCGCTGCTGCTGCCACGCCTTGATCGCGGCGAACTCGGCCTGACGCTGCGCCGCTGTCATCCCGGTCACTGAGGTTGTGTGCGCGGAGTACGTGGATGCGTGGCCGCCGACCTCCCATCCGTTCTGAAACACCATCTCGTCGATCTGGGCGCTGGTGATCTTCCCGGCCTGGTCCACCCACTCGATGATCGGGAACAGCACACCCTTCGTGCCGTACCGGTCGTGGTGGTCGCGGGCAATGGTGTAGTGCGACAGGTAGGAGTCGTCGTAGGTGCAGACGAGGACGCCGTTGGGGTACGGCTTGGGAAGTGGCATGTGCTCGACGCGGCCGATGCGGATGGTCGTTGACCCAGCAGCGCGGTCGTTAACGATGATGCGCAGATAGTTCAGGCCCGTTGTGCCGGGGCTTCCGGTCGCAACGCCGGTGGACCATGGCAGACCGATTGCGGTCCACTCGCCGTGCTTGAAGGGGCGCTGCACTTCAGGGATACCGGATGAGGAGATCGCGGACTCGAAGGTCCAGTAGTTGGTGAACCCCGAATCGGGTGAGGCGAGCAGGCGGATGCGGGCGATCTTGTCGGCGTCGTCGAACTTGATCCACACTCGGTACATCTGGGCGGCCGGGTCGATCGCGGTCAGCGAGGGTGCGGCGAGGACGGTCGATCCGCCGGCGCCGCCGGTGACGATGCGGACGCATTGGCTGCCGAACGCATGGTCGCTGGTGTCATTGAGAGTGACTGTCGCACCACCGGCGGAGAACGTCGTCCAGCCGTGCGAGGGCGCGAAGTTAGTGAGCACCTTCGTCTGGAGCTGGGCGACCTTACCAATCGAACCCTGCCCGATCTTGGCGAACGTCGCTTCCGCCTTGGCCTGGGTCAGTCCGGGGACGTCGAGGATTCCCATGCTCAGCTCACCACCACTGCGGGGACGTTGGTCGCTGCACCGGACGAGTCCCGCGTGATCGTCGGCTGCGTGAAGGTCTTGGTGACGGGTGATCCGTAGGTGATGGTGTATCCGTTGACCGCGCCGGTCGTGTGGATCGCCGCGGTCGTGTAGGTGCCGGGGGTGCCGTCGGGCCACACAACTGGAGCGGTGGTGACCACGCCGTCGGAGTTGCGGGTGACCGCCCCAGCGATCAGTGAATCCGGTGTGCGGGCGAGAGATGCGAGGGTGGCATACGAGGCGTTGCCGACTGCTGTCACTCGCGCGTCGACGGCGGCGCGGGTTGCTGTGTTGGACGTCGTGATCTTCGATGCGACTGCAGAATCGGGTACCGCCCCGGCTTCGACGTCCTCCAGGATTTGGGCGGCTTCGTCGCGGGCTGTTCGGGTTTCGTCCCGCAACACCGCCACCTGATTCACCACTGGTGGTGTGTACAGGTCCGGGTCGTAATCCTCGATCAACTCCTGCACCGTGTGCGAACCCGCCGTCAGCACAACGTCATACCACTTCGATCGGTAGTCCTTCGCCCCGAAGATGGCCTTCTGGATTTGGTACGGACCTTCACCCAACAAACCCGAGTCATAGAAACCTGGGGCTGTCGGGTGGGTGGGTGGGTTGATCGGCACCATGATCGGCGCCGCATACACCGTCTTCCCAGCCTCCTCACGATCGGTCGGAACCCGCACCCACAACTTCGAATCCCGAGGCGGAAACCCCCCACCAGGAAGCTGATACACACCAGTCAAACGTCCGGACATCAAAGATCCCTTCCTAAGTGAGGCGCACCGCAATAGACGTCCACGACCCCGAGGCCGGGGTGGACAACGTGACAGGCGAACCCGCCCTATCAGCGACCGCCAAACAGTTACCGGTGGTGCGGCGATACTTAACCCGCACTTCACCATTCGACGTCACCGAATCAATCTCAGCCGACCCCGCAGAGAAGTCGAACCCCACCAACGTGCGGCCACCCGAACCCGTCGGCGTACCAGACGGGGCGTTGCTCGTGCCGCTCGCGGTGACACCACCCGACACCGACGACACCCCTGTATACGAGACGGCCGACACGATGTGCCCGGACGAGGTACTGCGATCCACCTGGACAGCCCGCGAACCCGCAGCTAGGCCGGTCGCAAAGTACATGGCAGCGTTCGACGTCTTCCCCACCAACGACATGTTCACGCCGTCGACGCGGGCGGCGTTGGTGGTGTTACCGGCCACGAACACGACGATGGTGGCGTTCGCCGCCACCGTCAGATTCAGGCTGGTGGTGGATGCTCCCTCGATGACGGTGGAGTTGTCGTACGCGAAGTAGGCTGCGGTGGCTGTGGCGGTGGAGTCCACGACCGCCGAGCTCGATGCGGCGAGGATGTGGCGTGCCCGGGATAGCGCCGTGCCGGCCACCACGCTTGAGCCTGCCGCTACCAAGGACGGTATCGGTGTCGCTGCATCGGTGACCGCCAGACTGTTTGAGGCGTTCAAGGTGTAGCGTGCCCGCCCATCCCCCACACCCGACACCCCAACGTTCTGTGCAGCCGCCAACGGAACACGGAGACCATCCAAGATGGTGGACTCCCCCGTCTCAATCGACTGCACCGCGGCCACTGTGTGCCGGACCCGCACCACCGCAACTGACTCCACCGCGAGTGTTTGGGTAGCGTCCGCGTTCACCGTCCCGACCGAGGGAACCGACGACGCCGTCGACACCACAGCGATGTCCTGGGCCGCATCCACCTCGATCAGGGGCCGGGACACGACAGGCTGATCCACCACGATGTCTTGGGAGGCGGCCAGACTGTAGAGGGCGCGCGCACCCCCACCATCCGTCGCAATAACGATGGCCTGGGTGGCGGTCAGAACATGCCGCGGACGGGCAACACCCGACTGGACGGTGTCGATGCCGTTCGTGGCGGTGACCGTGTACAGAGCTCGCACCACCGCCGACCCCGACACCACAGCGGCCCCGGCAGCGTTCAAACCGACAGCAAGCTTCGCCGCCTGATCCACCTGCACGGACTGCTCGGCGAACTCCACACCCAACCGGGCATGAACCACCGCAGACCCGGACACTGTGAACGTGTTGCCCGCGACGAGGCGTTCCTTCGTAGGAGGTCGACGAGTCCGATACCGCGGCACCGAGGGAAGCTTCACGCCCACCGACGGCGCAGACGGCAACCGCGTTTTCACATGCGGGACAGCCGGCAACACCACCCCAACACGCGAAACCGGCACCGCCGTAAACACATACGGCCTGTTCGGGACCGGCGTAACAACCCGGCCCGCAAGAACAATCACTTACGTGATGGTGATCGTGGGCGTCACATCGATCGTCGCGTTCGCCGACACCGTCGTCGACGGAATCGCCAACTTGTCCAGGTAGGTGCCCGACGTTTGCGCCGAATACACACCGGCCGCAACCACAGTCGTCGCGGGCACGTTGATCGACACTTTCGACCCCGTCATCGACCCCGACGCCGGAGTGCCCCACGTCGTCTGCTGCCGCGCATACGCGGGGGTACCACCGGACACCTCCGACGCCCCAGTTGAACCGGGGTCGGCGGTGTGCAGGGAAATCCAGGTGCCCTGCGCCGCATAGGCGTTCAGCAGGGCGGTTTTCATCGCGTTGGTGGCGAGTGCCATGTCATTCTCCTAGGTTGTAGTCGATGTCGAGGTGCAGGGTTTGTTCGGCCTCGAGAGCGACGTGCTCGCGGCCCTCGTCGTCTATCCAGTGCCGGGTTCCGTTGCGGTCGTTCCACTCCCGGACAAGCCAGTGGGTCACGTCAGACACGACGCACCACCTTCCCGTAGTAGAGCGGGTACTCCTGGGTGGGGGTTTCCGGCATCGACACCGTCACCAAGAAATGGGTGGCCGTACCCAGTGCGGGGGCTAACGTTTCCTGCTGCACGATGTAGTCGATCGACGGCGGCTCCACCACGCCCGGCACCGTGAGCACCGGCGCCAACGAAGTCGACGTCTTCACCGGATCACCCTTGTAGAAATACAAAGTCGACGCCGCACCCACAGGCCACGACGTGATATTCCCCGACGACGCATCCACCGGATCAAGCGAAAACACCAAATCAGACTGCCGATACAGCGGCAGCTCAGCGCGGATACCCTCCCAACCCAACGTCACAGTCATGGCGTCTCCTCCTCGATCGTGATGTCCGCAGCAGTCACGTTGTCCAAACGCCCTGACGGATAGATCAACCCGTTACGACGCGCCATCACCGACCACCACCGCCGGCCAATGCCGGACGGAATCGAGTTGGTCGTGTCAGGCCACGTCAGCACCGGCACAGCACTCTCGGCGTTCGGGTCACCGAAAAACACCTGATAGATGAAATGCGTGTCACCCTCATCCCGGATGGCCCGCAGCGTGTACCTGCCCGAACCCGGCACTGTCGCAGTGACACGGTCCGTGCGCGAGTTGTACGCACCCGTCTGGATACGCACACCCCCCACATCGGCGGTCAACCACACCCCATTGCCCAAACCAGACTGGCAGTGCACACCAACCCCGATGTCTTCCTCGTCAATCGACAGGTCGGCACCCACCTCCACAAGGTCCGTCGCCAAAGGCTGGTGGTACATCGCAGCAGCGGACGCATTCGCGAACGCGCTACCCGTGAACTCGACCTTGCCGTCCTTGATCCCGACGCTCGACCCGTAGGTGATCCACCGCGTACCGAGACTCGCCCGGTTGAAGTCGTCGTAGAAGAACCGCGGTATCTGCGTCTGCCCCACATCGATACCGATCGACACGAACGGCGCCGGCCCGGTGTACATCGTGTCCCGCGTTGACGTCGCGATCGTCGTGGGAGCCGGAGTGGCGGAGGCGTTACGCGCGCTGCCGATGGTGTACGGACGGAACCCTGGCAGCGGAGTCGGGTTCGGAAAGTTGATGCCCGCCAGACTCACTGACCCCGACCCAGTCATCCGGAATTGAACATCGTAGATGTCGCCGACATCAGCAACAATGGTCTGCGACGACATCAGGTGCTGCATCCACCCGATCGACGAGAGCGACACGGGCACATCCCCGGCCAGGTTCGGCGATGAGTACAGCAACGAACTCGACCCGTCCTGCTCAAGCTTGTACACATCGAGGTTGAATGTGGAAACCGTGCCAGTCTTGTAAGCCATCCACGTCAGCACTTTCCGTTCTGCTGCCGTCTTGAAGATGACATTCGCCCACGGCGCGTAGGAGGCTGTGACATTCACTGTCGGCACAGCACTGGAGTTCGGTTCAACCACCAGGGTTCCCACCCCATGACGGTGCTGAACATTGTCGAGCATCACAATCGAGGTCTGGCCTGACAGCTCGTGCGTGTGGGCGTTTATGGTGAGGTTCGAGAACGGGAACGACGGTGTGCCTGTCCGGTCGGGGCCGGTCTCCCACACACCCATCCCCGACTGAAGTGCGATCACCTGCTGCACATAGTTGACCTGCGTCCCCACCGACACCGCAGTCTCCGCAGCATCCACCGCAGTCTCATTCGTTGTCTTGAGGAACTTGGCGAGCGCCTCCTCGAACTTGTCGCCAACTACCGGGATGTTCCCGACCAGCTGCACCAAAATCTTCAATGGGAGACGAATGAGAGCTGGTAGGAGATCGTCCCGGATCTCCTCGAGAGTGTCCCAGTCTTCTGGGTCACCTCCTGCGATCCACGACAACAACACCGAAAGCGGGGTCATCACGATGTCGCGCACCGTTCCCGAGACCAACGCCCCGAGTGGTCCAATATCCCCCTGAAAGGCCGCGATTACCGCGTGGGTCAATGTTCGAAGAACATCGACCGGCTCCCCCATGTGCTTGAACTTGGGGTCCCACTGATCGTATGCGTAGTCGTTCCAGAACTCTTCGTCCGCTGCCGCGAATTGGGACAGGCCGGAGGTGGCAGCGTTGGGGCGGTTCGCGGGCAGGAAGTAGTTGTTGTTGACGCCGGCGCCTGGCTGATTTGGTGTGGTCATCGGGTCAACCCCTCAACCATCGCCTTCACCGAAGCGAGGTATGTGGTGCCGTTGATCCGCTCCGAGCCGTAGGCAACGTGGCGACCTCCCGAGGTGTATTTGAGAAGCCAGTGCAGAGTGAACCCCGCATCCCACCACCGGCTGGGTAGCGGTTGCTGCAATCCCGTCACCTGCTGCGCAATCTGACGCATCCCGTTATCCCCCGGCAACGCCGAGATCGGATCATCCGGGATCGTGTACGAATAGCACTGCACATGCGTGATCAGACGCTGACCGGCAATCCCCCAATGGTTTCGGGGGACACCCTTGTGTGACACCTGATTCGCATGCCGCTTCGGATCAGACAGTAGGACGATGCCTTTGCAGTTGCGGGGCCGGTCGTACTGCACGAAGTCCCCTGCCGCGGCAGCACCGAGCGAGTAGCCCACGAGGACATAGGGTTCGCCCTCGGCGTCGATCTCACGCAGCCGCCGCCGCGCATCAGCAACCGACTCCGCGTACGTGCCCAACCCGATCGGACGAATCTCCGCCTGATAGGGCAGATCGGTACCCGGGATGGCGGACAGCATGTTCCGGCCGCCCAACGACTCCCCCGCGCCGCGCAGCTTGATCACCCTCATGCGGTCACCTGCGCATCCCGATCCGCCCTCTGCAACCGCAACAGAGACACCAACATCGGCACATACACGATGGCGCCCAGCGTGTAGATCGCGAACCGAATCTGCTGCCTGTACGGGTAATCCATGTCCCACCACAATGTGACCGCGATCTGATCCAACACCAGCGACAACACCAAGCATTTCGCCAGATAGATGCGACCGATCCGGTTCGTCCACCACGGCGACCGCACGAAGTAGAACAGTGTGAACGTGTTGACCAGCACCGCAATACACAGCAGTGAAATGTTCGCCGCGAGCCGGTAGTCGATGGTGATCCACAGATCGGCGATCAGCGTCAGACCGACAATCGTCACGCCCGCCGCGAGGACAAACCACTCCACAGCCGAGAACTCGCCCCGGACACTCCGCCTACGCGCCTCACGCAGCAGATGCTTCATCCTCTACCCCACGCATCCTGCAACAACTCCGTCCACCCATTCCGCTCTAGGTGAGAACGCAGCCGCTGCACCGTCTCCAATGACTCATTGATGGTTGATTCCACGTCCCGCAACTGCACCGCAGCAGCCTCTTTCGCCTGCCGCGCCTGCTGCGCTTCCTGACGTGCACGATCGATCTCACGCTGCCACGGCCACCTCATGACTGGCCCCTCCCAGCGGACTCGCGGAGGGAGTCCAGGATGTGGGTTTGCAGTTTGCCGGCGACATCCCACTCAGAGACGGTCGTCGTCAGCTGCTGAATGGTTTGGCCGTCGTTGCGGCGACCTTCCCTGAGCTCGGCGATGGTCTCGTCTTTCGCCGACACGATCTCTCGGTGATGGATACCGAGGATGAGCCAGCCCTGTTTGAGTCCCCAGAACACGACGCCAGCTGTCACGATGAGGAACCCGACAACCCCGACGCTGTTCCACACCTCGGGGTTGAAGGGAAGGGTCATCGGACCGTCGACTCAGCTGTGCTGCCGTACTCGGCCGGAACTGGGGTCTTCGCCGCGGCCAAGCCGACACCGAGGATCGCCGACAGAAGTACCAGACCGGACGCCCACTGCTCGGTGGTGCCGATCGCGAACGCGACGCCGATCGGCTGCAGCGCGATCACCACCCCGTACAGGAGGGTGCGCCACTTCGCCGACGAATGCAGCAACGCGAGTCCGAGATCGAACACCGCGACCGCAGCTGCGGCGATCAGAACCCCCAGCGACGGGTCGACCTTGGTGGAGACGGTGATGACTCCGAAAACGGCGAGCACCACAGCATGGACGTAGGCGCGGCGGTTCGGGGTATCGAACCAAGCACGAATGGCAGACATGGTCACTTCTCCTTCGATTCGAGCTGAGCAAGGACGGCTTTCGCGCCCTCGTCGTTCTTGGCGGCCTCACGCTTGATCAACGCGACCGCCCAATCGACCCCCTTCAACGCCTCCCGCTCCACAAACTCCTCGTGGATGCGAGCATCGACGTTGAGGACAAACCCAGCCAGGGTGTCGATCTCCTTGTCGTTGGCCCGGTACTTCGATCGGCTCGGAAACTTCTTCTTCAGCTCGTCATCTGCGTAGGACATGGTGTCTCCTGGTAGTAGTGCGGCACCCAACTTGAGGCACCTGTTCCATCTGTCGATGCGGTCCTGGATGTGAGTCAGTCCGCCATTGATGGCGCGCGTCACGCCATGCACATCCCTGCGGTCACACATCTCGTTGATCTGCGGGCGGGCGACCGTCCAGTACCAGACCGGGCCGAGGAATCCGTACCGATCCGACGACAACAGAGCTGGGTCGTTGACGAAGAACGTGGGGTTGGGAACCAAACCATTCCCGTACGCCCACCGCGACACCTCGGTGTAGTTGTGCCGGCCAGTCATCTGGATCGGTCCGCGGCCCTTGAAACGGAGCCCGTCACCCGGCTGGGTGTTGCCGAGATCTCGCCGCCCCTCGTATCCACGCTGAGCCGGGGTCGGACCCCAAATCTCTTCCATCCATCGCAGACCGCCTGACTCGTGCCCGATCTGGGCGCAGAACATGGCAGCCCGATTGACGGTGGTGCACTTCGCCTGCGCCAAAGCTTGGTTGAACGCTGGGGTCAGCTGCGCATACCTGGACAGCGATAGTGAGTCCCCCATCGCCCTTGCAAGCGTCGCGGTGTCCATCACCGCGCCTCGGTGTAGCGCTCATGGATGCGGCCGTCGATGTTCAGGATGAACCCGGCGAGGGTGTCGACGGGCAGATCGTTGGCCCGGTACTTCGACCGTGACGGGAACTTCTTCGACAGCTCATCATCCGCATACGACGGCGCAGAGACCGGCTCCTTCGGGTACGCCGCATAGCCCTTACCTGCGATCAGCGACACACACTGATCGAGCGACACCCAGTACGAGAACGGCCGGAAGCCGCTGTCCGCGATCCACACCGAACGCGACGCATCGTCGTACCCCATTGCCGCGACGTAGTGATAGACCATGCCACCCGAGTAGGCCGGCGACTGCGAACCCTTCACCCCGCGCGGATAGTTGTTCGGTGGGGCGATCCAGTTCATTGCCACCCCGAACCCCGCATCGATGCTCTTGACGAGGTCCGCCCAGAACAGGTCCGTCTGGAACTTGGTGGGCGGATCGTTCTGGATGAGCCGCGACACATACGGAGCCCGCAACCTGGCCTCGAGCACATTCCGTAGCAGTCCGATGTGGTTGGTGCCGTTCGTTGTGGTGCCGAGCTCACGAGCCAACACGTTCTCGTTGACCTCCTGCCCACGCGACGACAGGATGTTCTGACAGGTCGCAGGACCACACCAGTAGTAAGTCTCTTGGCTGATACGTCCAAGGTTGAACGCCAGCTTCTTTTCCGCCACGGATACCTCCTGGCATGGTGAGATCCCCACACCCGGCGGGTGCAGGGTCGAAAGTCGAATAGGACTAGGTGCGGATGTCTTTAAGGTCGACGTCAGCGTGCGGAGAACCCGCCAACGTCCCCGCGTCCGTGCGGAGCTTCACCTCCGCCGTGAACGCCACCGCCTCAGCCTGAGCCACCCGATCCTGCTTATCGGCCTGCCGGGCTTTCAGCTCCTCGAGCCTCGCCATGTACGCCTGATGCTCCTCATCGGCGAGACGAGCGATCCGTTGCTCATACGTCTCATCAGGCTCATGAGAGTCGTAGACCCACTTCCCCGCCGCCTTCTGCGCATCCAGACTTTCGCCGGCCTCGTAGTGCTTAATCGAGTCCGCCACCAACCGCACACCACCCTCGACGAGGTGACGTGCGACATCCAGCCAGTACTCCGGCCCCAGAATCAGCGGCGCTCCCACCACGCCCGGGAGGCCGATGAACAACGCTGAGACCGCCTGCGCCTCCGCTTCACGTTCCTCATCGGACATGTCAGCCCACTGCTTGAAAGTCACCGTCGTCTCCTAGAACAGTCCGAGCTCGGATGCTGCGGTGGCCAAGCCGGCGATCTCACGCATCAGACGGGCCATCGGGTCCTCATCCTCGCGAGTCCCGAACTCCAACTCCCACTGCGCGAAATGATCGAACGACCAATCCAGCTTCGCGACCTTCACCCGCTCCACATGAATCTCGCGGCGCGTATCACCGGCCACCTCGAAGCTGGCGCGGTCACCCTTGTACAGGTGCCCTGACCCTGGCCAACCCACCACATACGGGGTCAGCGCCGACACCTTCACCGACGCCGTCTTCGTACGGCGGGTCGCCACAATCCCGGCACGCATCGCCATCACCGACGACAACGTGTACGCCTTACCTGGCAGGTCCAGGTGGTATTCCTTGTAGTGCGACGACCCTGATTGGGCTATTCGGTGCGGCAGTTTCACTGAGATCCACGCCAGCACTGTGTCGGTGTAGAACGGTTTGAGTACTGCGTCGATCGCGCCGCCCTGGGCGCCGATACCGTAGCCTCCGATGTTCAGGTTCGACGTCACCAGATCGCCGACCGTCTGAATGCCAGCGCTGATGAGCTCGTTCACGCCAGGGGCACTCTGTCCGCCTGCATTCAGGATGACGCCCTTGGATGGTGTTGTGGTGAACTCGGTTTCCACCCCGGAGTCGGCCGGGAAGTGGACGAACGGGAAACCCTTCGGCGTGCCGAACATGTCCTCGTAGAACTTGGACGGCCACGAAGGCTCCCCCACCAGTTCTGTTTCAGCGTCCTCGATGAAGTCGCCGACGAGCTCGCGGATGGTGCGGGTGAACCCGTCGAACACGGTGCCGCCGTTCGCGGCGCCCTCCATGTGCCCGGACTTGTCGACGATGTCCACCACGAGCGCACCATCTTTGATGCCGGTCACGAAGGCCCCGGGCCACGGCTCCGGATCACCCTTCCGGTACCGGCGCGTCACCACCGACAGTTCGGCGTCCTTCAAGATCATCTCGGCCCGGTCATGCCACTTCCCCCACCGCGACATGAACAGACACCACGTCGTCCCCGCCGCCATGTCCTGCAGGAAGCTGGTGGGTTTGATGACGATGTCCCAGTTCGACATGTCCAACCCGTCCAACCAGGTCGACGGGTTCATGGGGTCGTCGGGGATCTGCCAGATGCTCGAGTTGATCCGCCACAGCTGCAGCAGCAAAGCTGTCTTCAGCGTCCAGATCGCAGGCCCCGCCAGCAAAAATATGCGAGGGAACTGGAAGATCGCCGGCAGGAACGGGTTCGACCAGACGTCAATCCACTTCAGGTTCTCGTAGTCGGTGAGGAACGTGACGTGCAGCATCCGCTGCCCCTTGCCGTCCTTCTTCACCGACTTCGCGTCATACCGGCCTGTGACCCGAATGCCGTTGTGCTCCACATCGATGTGGAAGAACTCGCCCTCGCCCCGCTGGATTCGGCCGATGTCGTCGTTCATCCACTGCGCTACCGGATGCTCAAACGGGATCGCCAACTCGATGGGTCCGGTGTCGTTCTCCGGGTCCTCCACATGAAGCTCCACCACCTCCAACAGGAGGTGCTGTAGGCGTTGGTGTCCGTCGAAGATGAACACCCCGGGCGGGGTGCGTTGCATCCGCTCCAGCCGGCGTTCCTCGGCAACGGTCGCAGCCAAAATGGCGTCGCACTGCTCCTGGAGGCTGCCGGTCAACACTGGTGCGGTCATGACAACCCCGGGAACTCGAGACCGACAGGGCGCGTCCACAACCGCGGCTGATGCAACTCCGCCCGAGCACCCCCAGCAGGGGCATCGGTGTAGGAGATCGGCAGCAACGTCGGCGGCGTATACGGCGGAATGTCGTGCATCAGAAACTTGCCCCCCATCCGGCCCTGGAAGTTCGCGCCGGTGAATGTCATCGCCACCAACTTGCGGCGTTCACGCGTGATCCGAACGCCCTGATCGCTCGATGTGATGATCGGCAGAGGCAGGGTGCGCGACGCGTACGGACCTGCCGGCGCACGTGAACCCTTCTTCCCCCGCCACGACGGATCAGGAAGAGTCCACTTCGCCCGGGTCAACACCCACGTGTGCCGCATCGGCACATCAGTCGGATTCCACACCAGGATCGTCCCCGACCCCGAGGTGGTCGACCGCTCGAAAGGCTCCACGTGGGTGCCGGAATCCCACAACGGCATCGGCGCACGCATCTCGTAGGTGATGTCATAAAACTGCTGCGTGTACGGGTCCCGCTCCGTCTTCAACTCCGGCGCTTCCCGCATCTGAACCGTCAGGCGACGCTCCCCTGACATCTCCGACTCCACCAACACCTGCGTGTGCTGGAAGTCGTCGTCCCACTCGTCAGGCTCCGCGGTGAAATCCATCCGGAAGTCGGACTCGAGCCTGCCGATCTCCGACTCACCTCCGGCTTCGTCGTCGAGGTAGAACCCCAAGGTCATGTCGCGCGGCAGGTAGCGGATGCCGCCGTACACGGCGCCGCCCTCGGTGTCCTCGATCCACTGGGTTTCCACTGGCGAATCGAGTAGACCTTGGACGCCACCCTCGCTCAACGTGAGACCGGAGAACTTGCCCTCGTAGTTGACGGGCCAGTGCATCCCCGACGTGCCGATCATGGAGATCTTCAACATCAGCTACGGCCTCCGCTCATTGCCCGCTGCCGTGCCCGCTGCAGCCGAGATTGCCGCTCGTAGAACTCCTGCTCATCCCGGAACACAGGATTGTGAAAGTGGGTGGAGTGGTCCGCCCCGCCTCCGAATGCGCTGACTGGTGTGAAGTCGACGCCGGACCGCATGGCTTCGAGCATTGCTCCGTTGCGTGCTGTCGGGCCCTCAGGCATGACAAACTCGCGGCCGTGGACGAACCCAGCAATGTCGTTCACTCCGATGTTGCCGGTGTAGCCGCCCTTCTTGTAGCCACCCTTACCGCGCCCCCACCGTGCCGTGAGATCCTTGCCGTACTTCGGCACGTAGTACCGCAGTGCCGCCACGAGATTGGCGCCCGGATGGAATTTGTCGTTCGGCAACTTCGGGTCCCGGTTGGCCTGGAAGGTCGGCTCAATCACCTGCAGCAGACCACCCGACGGCACACCGTTCTGGGCGTTGATGTCGTAGTTGTTCTGCGCCTTCGGGTTACCGCCCGACTCGTCACCGATCTGCTCCACCATCGCCTGCAGCTGAGCTGGTCCCTTCATCGACTGGTTGACATAGTCGATCGCCCATTGCGCCAGCGGACGCCACTGTTCAGCACCACCACCCGGGTTGTACTGGATGTTCGGCATCCCACTTGGGCCCTCGGCGACGTCCTGGATCTTGGACTGCTCCTCCTTGTATTGGAGTTGCCCACTGGGGTCGAGAGACGAATAGTCCTCGGTCGTACCCGGGTTGGTCGACGAGCTCGAATCCGCGTTGGGGTCGGCAGGATCGTTGCCAGCCTTCGCGGTGTCGTGCTTCTTCTTCGCCTCCATGAACTGGTTGAAAGCGTTGAGCAACGACGGCGAATCAGGGATCGAGAACAAGCCCATCGCATCCTGCGCCTGCTCCGAGACAGCCGACTTCGCAGCCGAACTGAACCGCTCGGCAATCACGTCAGCCTGAGTCGGGTCACCACCCTCGCCAGTGTCCTTCTTCTGGCCGAGCGCATTCTTGATGCCATCACTGACTGCGTTCGAGGTGAGATTGCCGAAGCTCTCGGAGAAGCTGTCCGCGAGCCACGTCTTCTCCTCGGTAGCACCAACCTTCGGGTCTTTCAGATTACTGGGGTCGACCTCGGACTTCGCCCGCAACTCCTCGGCGACAGCCTTCACGCCCTCGAGGTCGGTGTTCTTCTTGAACACCACAGCACCCTCAGGAATGGTGTCGGTCGGCTGCGCGCCCACCTTCGCCAATGCGTCAGCGAGGGTTGCGCCGGTCTCCATCTGCTTGATGACGTCCTGCAGCTGCTGCCAGTTCAGAACCGCCTCAGGCTTGCCGGTCTCGTTCGTGACGACACTCTGCCCGGTCGGGACGAACCCACCTTGGTCACGGAACAAGCCGCCGACGATCGGCACCGACTTGATGACGTTCTTGACCGACTTCTTCCCCAGGTCGTACCACTTACCGACGTCCTTGAGCGTCCGAACGACCTCGACGGCCTTGTTCAACATCGACCCGAACGTTTTGTCCATGAACGCCTTCGGGATTCCGAAGATCCCCTCGGACTTGCCGTCGAAGGTGCCCGAGATGACCTTGCGGATGCCGCCGGCCATCGAGTCGATGATCTCTTTGACCTTCTGATGCAGCCAGGACCGCTTGTCCTCCGGGGTCATCCCGTCGAACCCGACCAGCCCCTCCGGCACAATATCGGGGTTAACAGCCTGTTCCTTGTACCAGCTGTGGACGTGGTCCATGTGGTTCTGGGTGGGGCTGCCGCGGTCTTCCATCGGCTGGCCGTTGATGTTTCCCTGCGGACGCCACCGTTGCTTCCAGATGGTGTGCTCGATCGGGAACTTCTTGGCGTTGGCGTGGGTCCAGGCGTTGACCTCGTCGCCCGTCTTCATGTCGGGGACCATCACGTCGAGGGCACGCCCCGAGGGGTGCTCGGGGTAGGCGTCCTGCCGGTATCCGCCGATGTCCTTGATCTGCTTCCACAGGCGGAAGATGATGCGACGCATCAGCACCGCAATCGGTTTCAGCCCACCTTCGCCGCCAAGGGGCGCGAGACGCATGCCGGCCTCGACCGCGCCGCCCTTCTCGAACCGCGGCAGCGGGCCGCCTTCCGACGCGCCCCCAATCCCGCCGGGAGTCCAGGTGAACGGACGGCCGGACTCCACCATCTGCCGCATCCGGTACATGGCTCCGTGCCCGCCAGCGCGCTTGACGTCGGCAACATCCCACACATGCTCGTCGGGCATCATCAGCGCGTGGACAGAGTCCTTGCCACGCTTGGCGCCCTTGCCCATCGGGACGGGGCCGCCCTGGGCGAACGCGACAGGGGTGGGCGCCGGCGCCTTCGGAATCGGCAGGAATCCGGCGATCTTCTCCCACACCGACCGCAGACCGTTGTTCCACACTGTGTTCACCACGAACCGGATCGGCGCAGCGGCGTAACCCTTGATCTTGTCCCACGTGGTGCGGATACCCTCCGCAACAGCGGAGAACATGTCGCCGACCTTGCCGACCGCGGACTTCACCGCATCGAACGCCGGCCGGATGATGTTCTCCCACACCGTGCGGATCGCAGTGGCAAGAAGATTCCAGCCGCCCTTGATCCAGTCGAAAATGGTCTTCACTCCGGACCACAGGAAACTGGCACCGGCCTTCACGGCGTTCCACACCGGGGTGATGACGTTGTCGACCACCGCACGCAGATGACCAGCGAGGATGCTGAATCCAGCCTTGAACCAGCCGAAGATGACGGAGACACCCGTCCACATGAACTGGGAGGCAGTCTTGATCCCGTTGAACACCGGGACGATGACGCTCTTCCACAGCCACGTCGCTACCGTTCCGACGACCCGCAGGACGGACATAAAGGCTTGGAAGATGGGTTGAATTAGCGTCCAGGCGAACCCGATGGCGGCCTTGATGCCGTTGAACGCGGGGACGATCACGTTGTTCCACAGCCACATCACGACGCCGCCAAGAAACTTGACCACGCTCATGTAGGCAGTGAAGTAGCCCTTGATGATGGTCCAGGCCACGCCTATAGCGACCTTGATGCCGTTCCAGGCGGGCAGGATGACGCTGCGCCACAGCCACATCGCGACCTGACCGATGACACGGAACGCTGCCTGCATACCGGGCCACACTGTCGTGGACAGCCACGACCAGACCGCGCCGATAGCGTTCTTGATCCCGGACCACACCGCGTTCACGATGTTGCGGAACGTCTCATTCTTCTTGTACAGCAGCACCAAGCCAGCACCGATGAGTGCGACCGCGGAGATGATCCACCCGATCGGACCCATCGCGAACCGAAGGGCGGCACCGAAAGCGCGCATCGCGCCTGCGCCGATCGCCGACGCGATACTGCCCGCGATCATTGCCGCACGGTGAGCTGCGAGAGCAATCGTGTTGCCAGCCAAAGCCGCCGTACCGCGCCCGGTGGCTGCAGCAAAGATTCCCTGCGCCACGGACGCCACAGCCATGCCAGCGTTCCACAGCGTCATCGAGATCGTGACGACCTTGAACGCTGCGGCCATGCCCAGCAACACAGGCCCGAGCGGACCCAAGTGAGACATCAGGGTCGCGACATGCGGTGCAATCGCGGCGAGGATTGTCGCCCACGGCGAGAACGCGTGCACCATCGCGGGAATGATCGGCGCGATGTTCGTTAACGCCTGCCCGAGCGCAGGCATCAACTTCTCGGCCATCTGCACCAGACCGGGCGTCGCTTCACGGATCGCGCGACCGATCGACACCAAACCAGGCGCCAGCCCCGCCGCAGAAACGCGCCCCAACTGCATAAAGGCCGAGATCGCCGGACCCGCCACCGCGGAGATGTTCTGGAACACCTGCTTGATCTGGGCCGCCGCCTGAACGAAGAACTCCTTGATCTGCCCCGACTGCTGCGCCTTAACCAAGAAGTCCGACAGCGACTTCGCGCCGTCAGCCATACCGGCCACCATCGGCGCGAACGCCTCACCAGCACCCGCCGCGATCGACATCAGACCGGGCATGATGTTGCCCAGGGCCTTGCCCATATTCGCGGCCATCCCCGACGACGTCTGCAACCACGACGACACAATCGGGATGCCATGCGACGAGTTCATCCAATCGACAGCACTCTTCGCGCCCTGATTGAATCCTCCTGCGACACCGCGCAACGCGGCACCAAGCTTCGGCAACCAGGTGTCCGCGAGCGGACCAACCCGATCAGCGAGACCATCGAACAGGGAGTCCTGCACGCTGCGCTGCATCGAATCCCACGCCGGCTTCACGCCCATCACCGAGCGGACAAACCCCTGCGCATTGCCAGACAGTTTGGCCATTGCTTCGGCCTGCTTGTCCACCCCGCCGGTGCTGCCCGTGTCCTTCGGCTGCTTCGCCTCCGCTAGAGCCTCGCGAGCATCCTTGGTTTCGAGGGTGGCATCACGCAGTCGTTCCTGCGCCTCAACAACCTCGTCGGACCCCTCGACACCTTTCGACCGGGTCTGCGCCGCTTCCTTGGCGAGATCGCCGTTCTCACGTTGCACCTCAGCCAGGCGGAGTTCAGCCTCCTGCACGGCGAGGACCGCCCGCTCACGCTCAGTGCTGGTCTCGAAACCACCGCCAGCGAGGTCGGCGCGAGCTTCCCGCAGGGCGAGCTGTGCGTCCTTCTCGGAGAGTGCTGCACCCTTAAGTTGAAGGTCTAGGTCGCGCAGCTTCTTGCGTGCATCGTCGCGGGCCTTGGAGACGTCTTCCTGCGCGTCCTTTTCGGCCTCAACGGCTTTCGCTAGATTGCGTTCTGCCCGTGTGATGTCCTTGGTGTTGTCGACCGCCTGAGCTGCGCCACCCCCACCGGTTGGGGTCTTGAACATCTCCTTGAAGGCGTCGCCGACGCCGAGCATGCCGACCTTCAGGCCTGCGATCGCGGCACCGAACGCTGAGATGCCGGCGATCGCCGCACCACCTGCAGCGGACCCGACGGTGGCGATCGCCGCGCCGAGAGCGGCCAGTGCGGGCGCTGCGGTACTGGCGACGCCGATCAGCCCAGCCACGCCAACGGTCAGTGCGCCGAGAATGCGGGAGCCGCGCGTGATGCGGCCGAGGGTGCGCACTGCAGCCGACAGAACCAGTACGGCTGCGGTAGCGCGGGCGACGTCGCGGGCAAGCGCCCCTGCGAAGGCGGACACGATCCTCAGGCCGCCAGCGAGCCTTCCCAGGTTGGCCCCGGCGAGCATCCGCAAGGCGGTCGCACCGGCCATTACTTGCACCGCAAACCCGCGCATGATCCGAGATGCCCACAGTGTCGCCGTGGCGATGGTGCCGATGTGTCGGACGGTGCCCTGCACAGCACCGTTCACGACCCCGAACGCCGCGGCAACGCCGATAATCCCGTTGCGCATTCCGGACAGGAACCCTCGGCCGAAACGGTGGCCGGCGTCTTGGCCTTCTCGGGTGAAGTCGGCGTTCGCGCGGAATCCCCGAATCCATCCGGAGGCCATAGACCGACCTGCGCGCTGGCCGTGCGTGCTGGCGTCCTTGTCGATGCCGCCGAGCTCACGATTTACCGTCCTGCGAAATCCGCGCATCGACGGGAGGATTGTGACGAAACCCGTGCCTATCTCCACGCTCATAGGCCCTCCTCGCAGGTAGCTCTCGCATGACGAAACCCCCGCAGGCGCAGCGCCTTACGGGGGTTTCCTGTCGTTTGTAGTTGTGTCTGCCAGCTTTACTGGGCCAGGTAATCGGCCGCTCGACGGATCGTGACCGGGTCGTCTTGCATCATGCCTATCGCTCTGTTGCAGGAACCGCATAGGAATCCTCGAACGCAGCGCCCACAAATGCGGTACTTCCCTGCCGGGCAACAAGAGTGGTCGTGGTCGACATGCAACCGGTCGACGCGGCGTTGGCAAATCTCACACCCACGCAGTAACGCCTCCGCGTACCGCTCAGGTGTGACGCCATACCTTTTCAGGCGTTTGGCATCTGGAGAATTTCGACCGCAATCACGGCACCACCTCGTGTCGGTCCGTTGAATCCGTTCGCCATTGCGTTTACGCATCAAAGAGAAATCCCGTCCGCACATGCAACACGTGGCAGTGCGGGGACGACTGCCGCCGTGACGGACATCGAGTTGCACACACGCGTCCGAGCAGTGTTTCCGGCGGCCCGACCCCTTCTCAACATCCTTGCCGCATACGACGCATACCCAGTCCTTGGCCCATCGGTCCGGTCTCAATTCACCGTGTTTCGCTAGTTGAACTCGGTGAGAATCGCAGACATCTCCTGCGCCCCTTGTCGGACGGTCACATGTTGGGTGAATGCAGATTGGTCGGCAACTCTCGGAGCAGTAGATGTGTCGGCCTGGCCCGAGGTCGATCATCTTCCCGCATGTGGCGCACGGTGTGTGAGTCGTTCCGTACAGGCGCTTGTGGTCCGCATGTTTGGAGCACAGCAGGTGCGATTCAATCGGGCGCTCACATCCATCAACTGAGCAGACGGCGTGTTCCAGGCAGACTGTGGACCTTCTCGGCCTGTCTTCGATCCGGGCCCCGCAGACTGTGCAGGTTCGCCAATCAGGTCGTCCCTTCCGGCGCCGTGAGTCATGCAGGCTGCATACATCCGTTGTCGCATTCAGCACTGATTCCTGGCATCCCTCGATGCTGCAGTGTGGGCGACACTGGGGCGAGCAGTAAGCAAGCCTTGCGTTCATCGGTGCGTGACACGTGGGACAAGTACGGCTTCGGGTAGCCTTCACGGCAGCCCCTCCTGGTGCATTCAGTGAGTGGGTCAGACCCCGGTTGAAGTGCTCCAACACTTCGGTCGGGGTCGTCTGCATTCTATCGCGAATCTCGGAGGCGAAGTACGATTCGACCCTATGGACGAGAAGAAGCGCGCGGAAAAGGAACGGAAGAAGGCGGAAGCCAAAGCCTCCAAGGAGGTCCTGGGGCGGCTGTCGTTCCGAGACCAACTAACCCTGCAGACCGGATTTGGTGGCGTGGTGTCGAATGGCGTCAGCATCGGTTACGGCCGGAACTCCGACCAGTGGTACGCCATCGCAGGCTGCACCGCAACCATCCGCTACGGCGCCATCGAAACGCACCAGAGTGCGGGACGGATCGCGGCCGGTGGTGCCGTAGCGGGATGGAAGGGAGCGGCCGTCGGATCGGTGATGGGTCAGACTTCCCAGAACATCTGGGTCGATTTGACCTGGCCGAACGGATTCACGCTCTCGGCGCTGGGGATCGGCGAAGCTAACGCCGCGAAGTTCGTCAACCTCGTGAATGAGATGTCCGGACAGTTCTAACCGGCAGAGGGCAGCGCGAAGAGGTCGCGGGCCGCATCCAGGGTGATGACATCACCCTTGCGGACCTTCTTCGATGAATCCGCATCCTCAACGCCAGGCCGCGGATACGGCTTCGGCCGGTTCCGGCCCCTCGACCCATCCTTAGTCTTCATCCACACCAACAGATGGAGTAGGTCGACAGCATCAGCGGCGAGGTGCGCTCCCAAGTCCCACTCCACATACTCCGGGTAGAGCTCGCGGAACAACGCCGAGGAACGGTCCTGGACGATCGTGAGGATGATGGCCCGCAGATCACACCACTCGAAATCTGGTGTGCCGGCATTGCGGAACCGTAGCCCTAGCCGGATGAGGTCAGCCGATATGGCTTCTCGATGCTCGTCGCAGTAATCGAGAAGCCCTAGGATTCCGGGACGCCCGCCATCTCAGAATCGTTCTGCCATTCCTTCATCATGTCCATCTGCTGCTCGAGAGTCAGTTCGTCGATCAGGTCGAGAGCCTTCTCGGTGCACATCTTCTTCTCGAGGAGGACTTCCAGGAGACCGTAGAACTGCTCCAGCTCGTCAGCTTTGCGCAGCTTCCGGAAGATCCCGCCAGGTATCTGACCGAACCTCGGGAGGATGATCTCCTTCGTCTTCGGTGCCCCTTTGGGGAGGTAGTGGAACTTCTCAGTTGCCATGGTGGACCCAGCCTTTCAATCAATTGGGTAGGTGTTGTCCCGGCCTCACGAAGCCCGCCGGTGAGGCAGGCCGGGTCCAACGGTGAACCTCACCGGCGGGTTCTCAACTGGCCTCAGGGGCCTGCGGGTCGGCGTCGCCCTTGGGGACGCTGCGCGCCTGGCGAACCGTCTCGGCCTTCGCATGAGCAACACGCTCAGCCTCCGCGGCCTCCGCGAGCTCCTTCTTCCGCTGCGCGACCGTCTGCATCACGGAGTCACATCCGCCAGAGCGTCGTTGTAGATGAAGTCGTACGACGTGTTGCCGTCCTCATCCTCGAAGCCCTCGATCGTGACGGTGTACATGATCGTGTCGGTGTGGACACGAGTGATGTCGTCGATCTCGGTGATCTGACCGTCCGGGATGTAGGTGCGGAGCAGGTTCGCGCCGTCCTTGGAGTCGATGGCCCACGACTCGTGCGGGAGCTGGATCTTGTTCTTGGCGACCGTGATGTTGCCGTCGCCGTCGTCGGTGACGTTCGCCGATCCGAACACGCGCTTGAGGACGTCAGCGTTGATCGACTCCATGAACGCGAACTGGAAGGTGTTCGCGAAGTCGGTCTGCAGCACCTTGACGGTCGCGCCGCCCCACGCCTTCTTCTTCTCGGTGTCACGGGTCAGCGTCTCGGTGACGCCATCCTCACCGATGTAGCCGAGGTCGATCCAGCCGACCGGCAGGGCGGTGGTGGCGTTGGTGGGCGGTGTGGTGCCGAGCGGGGCGTTACGCACCGCGCCGGTCACGTTGGGTGTCGCAGCGAACACGTTGGCGGCTGTGGAAGCCATGGGGTGCCCCTTTCAGGCAGATGTGGACCCGGCCTGAGAAAGAGGAAGTTCGTGTGAAGTTGTTATTGAGTTATGTGCCCGCGGACATCAAGGGACGCCGAGAACTGGTATCGCGGAAGCGATGTGTCGGGGTCCGGGAACGATGCCGGCTCCCCTACTGAGGTGACACCCCGGATCTCGGGGACTGCAGGGTCGTACTGGGCGGCGAACACGAGCGCTGCCACCCGCTCACACAGCGCTGCAGCGTCAGGGGATTTGGTGTCCCAGCACTGCACGATCAACAGGCGCTTCGACATCGCCAGCCCACGGCCGGAACCGCCGGCCGATTCGACGCGAACCATCTTCGCAACACGGGGGTTCGGCACCTGAGTCGACACCTTCACCCCCGTCAGCCGGGACTTCAGGTACGCGACCAGAGCCGCCTCCACATCAGGGAAGACGACGAGCTCAACCATTGCCCAACGCCCGGACGAGAGTGTTGCTGCGGGCATTCTCTTCCCGGGCCTCATGCGTGTCGGGCCACACACGGCCACGCGCACGAGTGCGCCCCACGGACACCTCGGACTCGAATCCCTTACCGGCACGGTTCTTGATCCGACTCGTCGGACCCTTCACCGTCTCGGTCTTCTTCAAGGTGTCGGCGAAGAACTTGCGGTTGTACTTGATCTTCACCCGTTCACCTGCCTCAGATTCACGACATGGCCGGGCACCCAACCAAACGGGTTGCCGGCTGTGGATTCGATCTTCCCGATCTGCTCCATCTGCCCCAGGTCGGGCAGGATGCCGCGGTCGCGAGGATCTGACGCCCAATCCGCAGGGACGAGGAGTTCGAGGTCCACCACATCCCGGTTGTGTCCCGCCAGCTTCGGTTCCGAAGTGTTGGGGGCGCCCCACCCGATGACCTGACGATCAACGGGGTCGGCCCACGAATCCACGGTGTTGCCGTGAGCATCCTCGCCTTCACCGCTGTACGCCATCCACTGGATGGTGAACAGGGCGGGAAACTCAGAGGCCATGCTCGTAGATCGGGGTGCCGGCCAACGACGCTCCACAGGAGCAGGTGCCGCCGAAGTACACCGAGCAGATCGGAGAGTGACAACTCCCGGACTGCACCGTGTCTACCGAATACGCCTGCCCCTCTGTGCCGCTCTTGCAGATGTCCTGCAACTGGGTGATCTCCGACGGCCAAAGGTTGTATCCGCCACGTTGGCGGGTGTCGTAGGTGACTCCGAACTGCAGCGCAGTCTGCGACTGCAATGCCCCCGAGCCGGCCTTCGACCACCGGATGACCGCCCCCACCAGGATCAGCTTGGCCTCAGCCAACTGATCTTCCGACGGCGCCGGATCGGTCCCAGCTAGGCAGGGCGCAACCCGCGACGCACGAGCATTCGCACCGTCAATCCACATAGCAGACATCGCATCCGAGGCGACATCCACAGGTAGGTCGTCAGGTCCGATAATCGCAGCCACGAGTTACCCCTTGCTCTAGTCGCTTGACGACTTCGGCCGGCCCGGGCCGCGCTTCTCGGGCTCCGGCAGGCGATACCCGGCGGCGATCCGCAGATCCTTCTTCGACGCAGCGACAGACACCGTCTGACCATTGGGCGCGATCAGGGTGACGGTTTCCTTCTTCTCAGCCATCGTTTAATCCCTTTCTGGCTCAGGAGTTCGCGGTCGCGTCCTTGACCACGGCGAATGCATCCGTGGACATGATGCCGATGCCGTAGACGACCTCAGCGCGGATCGCGATCTGGTTGAGACCCTTCAGGTCGCCCTGGCCGTCCGGGTCGCCGTATTCGATGAGCTCGAGCGGGACACTGACCTGGACGCCCCACCGGAACGCCGAGAAGTCACCGATGATGGCCTTCACGTTCGGGTTGGTGGTCCGGTACTCGCCCGTCGACGCAGTGACAGCCTCGGGACCGCCACGCACTGTGTCCGAAACCGCCGCGTTCAGGCCGGCGAACGACGCAGCGTCCGAGCCGAATCCGAGCTCGGGGTACAACTTGCGGCCCTGTGAATCGCGCTGCGTCGCCAGCTTGAACGAGTAGCTGTTGTCCAGCGCGATGCCGTCCGGAGCCAGGCTGTCCTCGAGCACCAGGCCGACGCCGGCCTCGATGGCGAGGTCCGGGGTGGCCAGCGACTGCGTGGTGAGTTCGACGACGTTGGTGCTGTCGATGATCTTCGCCGGCGAACCAGCCAGTGCCGCACCGGTGAGCGGGTTGATGCCGTGGATGGCGATCAGGTCGAGGGCGCGCCCGAGAGCAACGCCGGACAGGTCAGCCATCGTCTGCAGGACGCCGAGCTGACGGGATTCGTCAGCCCACTTCACTTCCTGGTTAAATCGCTGGGTGACCTGCACCTTGCGCGGGATCGCAGTGACCGGCGCGAACGTCGCGGTCGACTCACCCTTCTGCGCGCCTTCACCGACGACCTGGCCGCGAGGCGGCGCCGTGAGGGTCATGTATTGCTGCTCACCGAACTCCTGGGGTTCGGCGGCTGACAGACGTGCCAGGACCGACTGGCCCTGCGCCTTCTGCCAGACGCCCGGCACCATGTGCTTGGGCAGCTGGAATGTTCCGGTTGCGAGAGCGACCATGAGAGTGTTCCTTTCGGGTTAGGAACTCCCCCCGAAGAATGTGCGCGCGAACGCGCGGTCGTCTTCTTCGGTGGTCGTTCCGGTCTGTGTCGACGTGCCTTCCTTGGGCACGGTCGGGTTCTTCTTCTTGCGCTCGGTTTCGGCTTTCGCCTGAGCTGCGACGCGGTCAGAGAGCCTCTTCGCCTGCGCGACGAGGGTCTCTTCGTCGGTTCCAGTGAGAAACAAATCGGCGTCGGAGGGTTCCCCGTCGTCGCCGCGTTTGGTGCTGACGTTCCACTCCCCAGCGATACGCAGTCGGAGAGAGTTAGTCTCGGACTGCGCCAGCTTCTTCTCGAGCTCGGCCAACCGCTCATCGGCGGTCTTCTTGCTCTCCGCCGCCGCCTTCAGCTCGTCGTAGTCGGCGTACTTCTCGGACACCTTGCGGCGCTCCTCGGTACGCGTCTTACCGACCAGCTTGTCGACCTCATCCTGAGTGAAGGTCTTCGGCGGCTCCTGGCCGGCCGGTTCGCCTTGCGGCTCCCCGGTTGGTTCACCCTGGGGGGTGGGTTCGTTGTCACTCATCGAAACTCCCGTTTCCGTCCCGTCGGACATAGACCGGCATTGGAGCGCTGCCGTGGGCGCTATCCCTCGGTGAGGGAAGTCTTCAGACGTTCGCCGTGATCCAGTCGCGCGCGCGGGCGCGATCAGCGTCGGTAATGTTCCGGCCGCTGGGCGTGTACGGGCGCACAGGCACAGGTAAGCCACCGAACTTCGGGACCGCGACACAGTGACACGAATCGTGGGCGCCGAAACTGGAGGTCGATCGGCTCCGGTACACATCGCCACGGCTTGCCAGCAGAACGCAGAATCCACACGCATCAGGACGCGCGTAACGTTGCCAACCCTCAGCCTGCGAGTCACGGAATGTGTTCTCGGTGATCGTTTCCCGACTCGCTGTCATCACGCGTTTGACCAGGCCGCCGGAGATCTGCGCGAGCGCAGAGTCCCAGTCCTCCTGCGCTAGCGAAGCCCCCCACCCAGCGAGCGCTTCCGCGCCAAGGCTCAGGTCGGGCAGGTCGGTATCGTACGACCCCTGCACGTCGAGGTCTGATCGGTACTCGTCGTACCACTCCGCTGACAAAGTCGCTGCCGCGTCGCCGCAATCCGCTACGAGAGCGGGCATCACATCGAAGAGTCCGTCCCGGACCGTAGCCACATCCAACTGTGACCACAGAGCCGCAAGATCTGCCTCTGCGTTCCCGCTGAGGCGGACCAGCAACCTACGCAGTTCGGTCAGCGTCGCCGGCATCGGCCGTCGCAGTCTGCTGGCGAAGCGTGTCAAGCACCTGACGGCCAGTCGCGCGCCGTCGCTCCGACAGAGCTCGTTTGATCTGCTGCGGGCTCAACCCGAGGAGTTCGTAGCCGACTTCAGTCCCGGCGAGCTCCGGCGCTGCAGCGAGCTGCTTCATGCCAGCGTCGGCCACTGCCGCCCGCGACAGGTAGCGCGGGTTCCGCCACTGCGTGTCGATCGACTTCCACGCCTCCGGGATCTCACCGATGGCAATACGGTTCTTCATCGCGAGAGCCCGGATGAACGAGTTTCTGAGCGCGGGAGTGAAATTGTCGTCAGCGCCTTCGGCTTCGGCGATCAGCTCATACTGCGACGCATCGTACGACTCCGCCGACGTCGGGTTGACCATCTCGCTGATCGCGACCGCCGAATCAGGCAACTGCGCTTCCCGCGCGAACAGCTTCGCCAAGCCGTTGATGTCCGCCCAGTGCGCTTCCGGGCTGGCCGCCGGAAACTGCTTCACATCGGCGCGGGCCAGCTGCGGTTCCTTTACATCCTTGTCGTCGTTGATGCCCTTGATACGTCCGAGACGGATGTTCCACATGTCCCGCTGTGTACCGTCAGCGTTCTTGAACACTGTTTCATCGGCGCCCAACAGCCAGAACTCGGGATACGAGAACACATCCATGTGGCCTTCGCGACGGATCAATTCGCGTACCGCAGCGTCCTGCAATCCCATAATGGGCTGGGTGATCCGCGATTGCCCGAACGGCCGACGAGGCGACGGCTTGTACGGCAGTACCTCTGCGGGAACGCCATAGACGTGCTCACTGCGGTCAACCTGCCACCGCGACGTTGCTTTGTCTCGCTGCGCGGTGATGGTCTCGTTCTCGATGTACAGCGCGAGCGTGAGAACGCGGCCGTCCTTGTCCTTGTCGATGACGGACAGAAGGTTGTCGAGGTGCCGACGCCGGCGATTCCAAACTCCTGTGGCCTCCGTGGCGTCCTTGACGTGGATCAGAGATTCCGGCTCGTCGTCCTGGCCCATGGTGTTGATCAGGAACGCGGGGCCGTGATTCATCGCCGCGACGACGGCGCCGTCCACCTCAGATGCGAGGTGGTTGTCGTTCCACACCTCGAGACCGCCGATGCTGGCGAGGTCGCCGTCGGCCCACACGAATCCATCTAGGTTGCAGCGCCGTGCCAACGCGTCGACAGCTTTACCAGTCCACCCAAGGGTCAGTCCCAGATTGAAGTATTGGGGCGGAATCAGGGTGCCCACCATGCGGATGGTGCGCTTGTTGTCGTAGTACGACGTCCGCAGCAGATTGGTCAACCGCAGGCGCTCAATCTCACCGAGCAGTCCGTTGACTAGGGCGTTCTCGTCGCTCGACAGCTCCGGGATACGAACAGTTACCGCGTCCATCTACCGCGACCGACCTGTCGAAGGAACCCGACCCGACGATGAGGACCGCCCAGTACCCGTCGGCTGCCACGACGTCATCGCCGCATACACCGCCGCCGACATCGCGATCGCCGGGCCAATATCGAACGACTCCGAACGAGGCATCAGCACCCACCCACCAGAAGCACGGTCCTGCCGGCGCGACCCGCGAATCGCATCAGAAAGCTCAACTTGCCCACCATGTGACAACCGCCTTCCCTGTGCCATTCCGAGCCACAACGCATTGCCAGCTCCGACCTCGTTCTGTGTGTACGCCGACGCGTCGTAACCGAGCTGTTTGAGCTTCTCTCCCAGCGCCTTCGCCGCGCCTGTCGAATCGTGCTTGACCAGTGTCCGACGCTTGAGCTGCCGGGTGAGGAAGTTCATCGCCTCAACCTCAGACTGTGTGCCCATGGCGATCTCCACGTGAGTGGAATCGCCGGCCGTCCAGCAGGCGACGATCCAGAACCATCCCGACCGCGTCGCGTTGATACCGAACGATGTTGGGGCGCCCAAGTCCTCAGGCTGCTCCGCCAGGTTCTTCCAGTCGTCGCGCGAGACGACCGCCAACGTCTCGTTCGTCTTATCCCAGATGCCGAACACTTCGCGTTTGACGTCCTCAGGGGACATGTTCTCCACCAGGCGTTCGATCGCGGACTTGTCCACCCGATACCCAAACGCCGGGTTCACCTCTGTAAGGAAATCCCAGAACCCAGGCGCATCGATATCAGCGACAACCTCTTCAGGGTCGCTCGGAGACATCTCCGCATAAACACCCTTGAACGGACGACGCTTCTTCTGCTCGATCGCCCGGTCACGCCGACGTTTAAACGCCTCATGCACACCCAGCGCCACATCCTTCGGGCGCGGAGGTGTCCCCATGAAGAACGCCAAACCGAGCTCGCTGACATTCATCGCCGCCAGCATGTCCGTCAGCGCCGCCTCTTGAAGATTCTGGCACTCGTCGTACACCTGGATATCGACCTCAGAGAATCCCCGACCGAACCCAGACGACCGGGCGCCGAACAAGATCCGCGACCCGTTCGCGAAATGCACACCGCGGCTATCGTCGGTCATCACCACCGGATGCTGCGGACGCATCTTCGGACGAATCAACGGCTTCTCCACGATGCCCGCGATCTTCGTCAACGTCTCCGACGACGTCCGATCGTGATGCGACGACCAGATCACCAGCGTCCCCGGACGCGAGAGGCAGATCGCGATCAACCCGACCATGACGCCCCACGTCTTGCCACACTGGCGACTAATGCTGAGCGTGACGCCCATGACATCGCAGGCAAGCGAACCGTCGGCCCGCAAACCCAGCGCCGCGTACCAGATGTCCTCTTGCCACCGATCGAGGACGACACCCATCCCCGGCAACTCCGGTGCAATCAGCTCGTCGTAACGAGTGAACGCAATGTCATCAGGGATGACGCAGTAGCGGGCGACGTCAACGAGTGGGGTCGGGTTAGCCCGACTTGCGGAAGCGATCGCCATTGAACGCAATCACCTTGCCGGCGTCCACCTTCTCCTTCGAGGCGTCCGGCTTCTCCGCAAGCGCACGCAGCCGAACGATCTCAGCCTTCGCCCGCTCCAACTGAGTGTTCAACTGCGACCGCAGCTGCGGCTTCTCCACGAACGCTTCAGCCAGCAGGCGGTACCGAATCTCAGCCTCAGCGAGCTCATCCCCCGCAGCCATCGCAGCAGACAACGAGTCATACTCAGCCATCTCAAATCACCTTCCCAAACCGTCGGTTACCGCCCGACGTCGGCGTAGTGCGCCACAACGACGCAAGATCAGGAAAAGCGCGGATTCACAAACGTCTGGCGAACCGGAGCAACCTCCCGCACACCAGACGACTTCTCACGGTTGCACTGTCGACACACACCCTGGCAGTTGTCCAACGCATCAGCCTCAACCGGCGACCAGCCCATCCGCTCCGCCTCATCAGACGAAACAACATGGTCAACCTCAAACGACCGCGGATCAGGCGGGCGGGCCTCATAGTCGATCTGCCCACCCAACACCTGGCAATCAGCCGTAATCTGCAGCGCACAAGGAGCATCCCCATCACGCCGACGAACCTCAGCACGCCGACGCCTCTGGATCGTGGTCGAAGCGAACGGCATCTCAACCCCCTACCCCTCGGTCACACACACATGGGGCT